TGTCTTTGCACATTAAAGACTTAAACTGATGAATCATAAAATCAATAACTTACATTAGGTATGATTCAGTAAATTTACATTATAGTTCTAAACTCAATGAACTTTGAGTTTAGATAACCAATCCATTTATGACATAATAGTTGTAAATTTACTTATGTTTGAGTTTACCTATTCCAAATATCCAATAAGTAAATAAAACGGTGATTGCAAGTGATATAAAAATGACTATTGGGGATGGTACTTGCATTGGACTCAACCAAAATCCAAATAAAATACATGCAACAAATGCACTGCTACAAAGAAACAACTTAAAAAATACCACAAGTATTGAATCTGATTTTTTCGTAATATTCATTCAAACTTCCTCTTTGAGTTTACAACTATATTGTTAAAGTTTAGAACATTAATGTCATTTTTGAGACTTTAATGGTCAGTCACAGCATGGACGACTCTCAATGAGTTTATTTCGCTATGGTTTAGACTATGTTCAAATGGCGATTCAGCGTTTAATTGGTTTTGGGAAAAAAGAAGAGTTTAAGGAAATTTTGGCAATTTTAAGAAAGCAGAATCCTGATAGGATAAGGGTTCTGTGAAATTTGTCGTGTACAGAGTTCAAAGACTTTAATATGCTTTAGCCTAAAATTTGAATCTTAAAAATGACTTAAAATAATCTGAGAACGGCTTTGTTGCATAAACATTCAAAAGCTGAGTTCTCCCCAATCCATTCAAATTTAAGACACAACTTGGGTAAGTGGTCGACCTAATTCCGTAAATCTGTTGAGGACTGCTACACGTGCATGAATTTCATTCACCTGACTAGGAAAGCTTCTTGCCATTAATTTATCGCCTAATAATTTGATGCAATGCATCTTGGTTTCCACCAAACTGCGGCGATGATAGCCTGACCATTTTTTCCATAATGGGGTTATGCCCGCAGTAAATGGAAATGCTCTAAATGCAATCATATTACCTATGGTAAGTATTTAGACCGCATTAAATGAATTTTTAAGAATCAAGATTATTAGTAAGAGCTTACTATAATATATTTCGGGGATATAAATATATATCCCTGCGATATCCTTATTTATCAATGCTATATTTCAAAACGAAAGTTAAATAACTGCTTATATTTCGGAGTGTTAGCTATGATTCCATATATTCTTGGAGTCGATACTGAAACGACAGGGCTAGAAGTAGAAAATGGCGACAAGATTATTGAAATCGCTCTAATTAAATATGACTTGGACGGCGCAAAGCTAGAGGAATTTGTACAGCGAATTGATCCTGAACGAAACATTGATCCAAAAGCTCAAGCGGTGCATGGCATTTCCTATTCAGACCTTATCGGTTGTCCAAAATTTGTAGATATAGCAGAAGAAGTTGCCTCAATCGTAAATCACGCCTCTTTGTTAGTGGCTCATAACTTTGCATTTGATGGCCCTTTTATCGCAACTGAACTGAAACGTGCAGGCATGACGCCTAAGAAAGTTTCTTCTTTCTGCACGATGGAATATGGCCGTTGGGCAACGTTTGATGGCAAATACCCAAAGTTAGCAGATTTGTGTTTTTCGTTAGGCGTTGAATATGACGCATCAGCAGCACACGCTGCATCGTATGACGTAGACGTGATGATGCAGTGCTTCTTTAAGGCAAGAGAGCGAGGTTTCTTTCAGGTGGAAGTATGAAAGAAAAACTACCTAGATTCATCTATACGGACTTAGGAAAGGAGAAGTTATGCATCGAATGCAAATCTTACTTCCCCTTGGATGAAGAGTTCTTTTACTGGCAGTGGCACACCAACAAAAACGGTAGATCAAAACGATTCACCGCCACATGTAAGGGCTGTTACGACATCAGATATAGACCTTGGCGTCTCGCAAGACGCAAAAAAGCTATTAAATCAAGCTATGAGGAAAGACTATGAATCGAAAGCAACGTAAACGTAAATTACAGCGAGCAAAGGCTCATCAGGCACAGTCAAAAGGACACCTTGAAAAGGCTCCATTAAGTCTAAAAGATTGCCAACAAATCATTAAAGAAATGAATACCAAATATGGCTCTAATTCTCAAACCCTTCCTAAAGAGTTTGGAAATGAACGCATTGCTAAGGCTGCTAATTCAGCAGGTCACTTAGGAAATCGCCTCCCTCTCACTAGGAGACTTACTTGGTATTACGCAGCTTATTTAAGACTTTTAACTTTCTGGAGACTTATTTGTGGCCGTTCTACATCAGTTAAATAATCATCTTTGCTCATTGCGAAGATGGCAGGATATTTTAAAAGGGCTTCTGCTACTTGGATTAGCAGCAGCAGCTTTAGCTTCTGCATATTCATTCTACAAAGCCTTCTTCGAGTTAAAAGATTACCTCCTCTCTACCCTCTACTTTTTTATTGGGTTTGCCAATTTTTGCTATTTCCTGAAATACAGGAAATATAAAGTGAAGATTACATATCGATTTAATGTTTATTGCTAAGACATGGAAGAATATTTTGAATGTTCTTTTATTGGCGAAAACTTCGAAAAGTCACTGATAATGGCTTATGAAAAGGAATTGGAGGGAGTGAAGTATTCCTCCTTTGACAATGTAGTTTTAAACATTCTCGTTCAAAACAATAAAATTCCCTATAAAGGTGGAGCTGATGCAGTTTTTGTAAGGCGCAAGCTGAATGGTCTAAAACTGTTTAAGATGGATTAAAAGGCGTTCAATTGAACGCCTTTATTAATGCCCTGATCATACAGGGCTTTTTATGATTATGATTGAAGAAACAAAACGAGCTTTGTATTACCAACCAATGTACTTAAGAAAGCTTAAATCAAAAAGAGGATATTTCTTATGCTTAAATCTAAAGTAATAAGTTGGCAGCCTTAATTTATCAGTTCTTCGGGTAAGTCATGCCGCCTTTGCTTTTTCCAATCAACTTAACAATTAGCTGACTAAAATAACTTAACGTTTTGTTAATTAAGAAATGAATTGATTGGATATGAAAATTTTATTGATGAATGACTCAAGTGTGACAACTGTTAGAAAAACACATGAGGCTTTAAAAGGTAGAAAACTCATTGCAAGCGGCATGTTTTCAGGTGTCTTTGAAAGCGGAAATCCCAATACCGTTCTTAAATTGACTGCCTGTCCAGCCACTTATTACATGCTTAACGACGAAGCAATTAAGATTGATGACATTCACTCACCTAAATTAATCAAAAACTATGGCCAAGTTGGTGAATACCTGGTTGGCAAGAATGTGAAAGAAACAAACCTCACAAAACCAAATAAAAAATTAGTTCCATTATTTCTGTTTGAAGTAGAGCGCCTTGAGAAGATTTCAAAAGGTCCTAATCGCAGCCTTGCCTTAAACCTTACATATGAATTGCGCCGCCGTCTTGCAGGGTTAGAGCACGGTATAAGTGTTCGAGGTGCCACAGCTAAAATTCTCATTGAAATGGCAAATCAGCTTCCTCAACTGAAGGACGTTCCTACCCTCTTACCTTACTTCGAAAAGCTAAATAATTTCGTAGGCAGTTACGGTGATGCGTTTTATGACATCCATGCGGCAAATCTAATGCAACGTAGTGATGGAACCATTGTCTTTTCAGATCCAGTTGGCTCAATTGATATTTACACTTCCGGGCATGGCGAATTTAAACCGATCGTTAGCCTTTCGGACGTGAAGTGGACCGACGTCAAAGACCGACACCGTAAAGAGTTCCAAGCGCTTATTAATAAAATCAAACCCAATCAGAAAGCATTGAATGCCTAATTTTGATTGCAATAATAAGTAAGCACTTATTTATAATTAATGGGTATTACGTTATGATTATTGCTGAAAGTATTTTTAGCCGTATTGGCAATCTGCGCAAAGTTATGTCAGATCCTCAAATCGCCTGCCTTCTATCAGGAACCAAAGGTGTTGAGAGTGAGCATTACAAAGACTTGATTATCAAAGTCGATGACATCGTAGCCAAATGCCCTGTTACCTATCAAACAGACGGCCAAGGCGACAACGCAATATGCCAAATGCATTACTTCAAGGGAGATAGCGACGTTTACATCGTTGAATTAGACGTTGCTGGTCCACCTCATACTCAAGCATATGGAGTAATCAGACTTAATGGCGGTTATCCGGAGCTTGGATATATCGATTTAGATGAATTGATCAAATATGGGTTTGAGCTTGATTTGTATTACGCCCAACAGACAGTTGGCGAAGTTATGAGAAAACTTACCTATGAGTAAACACGACGATACCGTAAAAAAGCATTGGTTCATGGTTTGTTTTAAGGTCTATCACAGCGATAGATCGACAACTGAAGGCTTCAAAGCTTCTTTTTCTAAAGCTTGTCGGGAAATCAATTCCAAAGACATTAATGATATTTGCAATATTCTTGCTGAGGATGTGACAAAAACCTGTAAGCGACCGGTAGTAGGTAAAAACATTATTATCACCAACATGTTCCATATGGGTGAAATGACTGATGCTGAATTTTACGAAGGATATGAAGGAGAAAAATAATGGCGCGTTACTTTGACATGTTTAGCAAAGAGATTTCTAAGGAAGAATATGAAAAGTTACGTGCCCATTTTGAGGAAGTTTTTAGAAAGCATGCCGAAAACGAACCAGACACTTTGCCGCTAAACATGTTTTCGGTGCGCGAATTTCAAAATGAAAACCTATGTGTGCAATTAATATGGCTCGGCGAAATCAGCGACAAGATAGTTTCCAGCCACTACAAGTCACAATATCCTATCTTTAAAATTGCGATCTTAAATAAACGGAATGATGACCGATGGTATGAAGAACCTTTATCCAAGACCTACAACCGGCGGTCATCAGCCGATGCGGAATATGAAGATATCCTCTTGAAATACTCCAAATGTTATTACGATGAAGAAGGTAACTTTACCTATAGTGAGGACAATCTTTCCAAGTGCATTCATGAACAAATTACGGTCGAGGGACTAATAGAAGAAAATCTCCCGTCAATTACCTTCAAACCGAAGACCAATTTCGATTCAGTGTGGTAACACACTGAATCTTATTATTTTACTTTACCTACAACATCGCCATCATTTCGCTTCTTATCCACACGGCGCTCAATAAACTACATACAGCAGCAAGAAAACTGCAATAACTTCAACTAATAAAGGTATGTAAGTATGAACGCAAAAGCTACTAATCAAGTAAAAGATGATGAATTACTTATATCTAATCTTTTTGATCAACTTGATATTGATGAATCAGAGCTCGACATGGCTTTAGAGCCAACAGCCGAATCTGCTGCTGTTCAAGATGAAAAGCTAGTCGATGAAGAGTTGCATGATGTTGAGTTATTGGACAACTTAAATAATGGCGCGTTTGACGATCTGATTAACGAGGAAGAACTTGATTTAAATCTTGAAGCAGAAGAAACAGAACAGCCAATTGTTCCAGAAAAGCAAAATAGCGCACCTCAGAAAGTGACAACAGAAAATAAAGCTGCAAAAGAGAAACCTAAATCTACACAGCAACGTGTGACACACTACAACTCCAAGAAGTCAGAAGTTCTCTTAGACCGTCTAGGTGGTAGTGCAGACATGATTCTTCTTGAAGCGAGTGATATTGATTTACCAAATGACAAGCTTAAAGAAAAACAAGAAAACCTGTTACGTATCCTGAACAACCAACCGACGGTAATTGGTACACGAGGTAATGTTGAGACAGTTCAAAAGAAAGTAGCTGAGAAGGTCATTATCTTGTTCACCTATTTCAAGAACGGTGGAAACTTAAATAAGGTCATGAGAATCGCATTTGAGACGATTATTACAGATGGTTATATTACAACTGGTAAAGGTGGCAATCTGTATAATAACTTGTTGAATGCACATTACTCAGAAGGTACAGCGCGAGCGCAGGCGGGACAGATGCTCCAAATGTTCCCCCTATTGAAAATTGCAACAAAAGAAGGAAATAAGCTAATTCCAAATGAGCAGTCGCTAATTTTAGCCAAGATGAAAGCTGATCTCTTTCCAAGTGAAAAGTAATAGAAAAAAGCGGTAAAAAGGGAGTGTCAAACTCCCTTTATTTTTGCCTATGTCAAAAACACTATTTTCCTGCTTCTAATTTGCGCGCTAATTACGTTAAAAAAATTTTTATAAAGAAACACTCACGCTGAAAATAAAATTAAATCTAGCGCTTTACAACGCAAAATAGCACCACTTATATATAAGCGCTTACTTATAAATATTGTTATACTCTTTTAAAAATATAAAACAATAGATAGAATCCATATTATTAGTTAGCGCTTACTATATATTTCCAGATAATTACATTTACTATTCACTCAACACTGGCTTTGTTGCACAAACCTAGCCTATAAGGTTTATTCAGTCCTATAATTTCAAAATGAATAAACCTACTCCTAAAACGAATTAGGTCGTCCTCATACCCAAGTTGTCACTTGAATTCTGTTCAAATGAGCAGAGTGTTATCTTTTAAATCTTTGTGCAACAAAGCCATTGGACATTAATTAATGCGTATATTGATGCTGAATATGACCAACTTTAACAAACCGCCTTTTTATTTATTTTGCTTATAAATATTTTTCTAAGCATCTATAATTTTGATATGGGCCTTAATTTAAATTATGATACTTGAACCTGTTAATCTTTTAAAATCCAAATAAAACCTTGTATATCAATATTATTGATATGCATTTAGTGCGACAAATTTTGTCTTTCTATTTCCAATTTTGCTGAAAAAACTTTAATTTTCGGTAAACTAGTCATGTTTTATTCATTTCATCGGACATGCATAACAATGACCCAAGTACAACTGCAACAATTACAAAAACAACTTTGGAATATTGCCAATACTTTGCGCGGCACCATGGGCGCCGATGAATTCCGTGATTACATACTGGGCTTTATTTTCTTTAAATATTTATCAGAAAAATCGGTTAATTTTGCTAATGAATTGCTGGATGGCGAAGAAGTCAGCTTTTTAGAATTAGATGAAAATAATGCTGAGCATGTGCCGTACATCGAAGAAATTAAAAAGAATGCCATTGCCGAAGTCGGTTATGCGCTCACACCCAAACAGCTATTCCATACCTTAGCCGAGCGTGGTCGTCAGGGCGAATTCATTCTGGATGATTTAACGGCAACCTTAAAATCAATTGAACAAAGCACGTTAGGCACCGACTCTGCCGATGACTTTGCCAACCTGTTTGAAGATTTGGATCTAAACTCGACCAAGCTTGGCAATAATGCCAGTGACCGTAATGCACTGGTGGCGAAAGTCCTGAGTCATTTAGATGACATTGATTTTGATATTTCCAATACCGAAGCCGATGTACTGGGGGATGCTTACGAATACCTGATTGGTGAGTTTGCCTCAGGCGCGGGCAAAAAAGCGGGGGAATTCTATACCCCGCAAACGGTATCGACTCTACTGGCGAAGATTGTCACGCAAGGCAAAGACCGTTTACGTTCAGTCTATGACCCGACCTGCGGTTCAGGTTCGTTGTTGCTACGGGTAAAACGTGAAGTTAAAGATGTCGATATGATTTACGGTCAGGAAATGAACCGTACCACCTACAACTTGGCGCGCATGAACATGATTTTGCATGATGTGCATTTTGCAAAGTTCGACATCAAGCAGGAAAATACTTTAACCCGTCCGCAGCATTTAGATAAAAAGTTTGATGCGGTGGTGGCGAATCCGCCATTTTCTGCAAAGTGGTCTGCCGATCCGTTATTTTTACAAGATGAGCGTTTTGCCGCGTATGGCAAATTGGCGCCAAGTTCTAAAGCCGATATGGCTTTTGTACAGCACATGCTGTATCAACTGGATGACAATGGCACCATGGCGGTGGTGTTACCGCATGGCGTATTGTTCCGTGGTTCGAGTGAGGGCGTGATTCGTCAGTATTTGATTGAGCAGATGAACGTGGTGGATGCCATTATTGGTTTCCCCGCCAATATTTTCTATGGCACTTCAATTCCGACTTGTATTTTGGTGTTGAAGAAAAACCGTGAGCATAGCGGCAATATTCTGTTTATTGATGCCAGCAACGATTTTGAAAAGCAGAAGAACCAAAACAAGTTATTGCCTGAGCATTTGGATAAGATTGTTGCGGCATTTGAAAAGCGTGAAAATATTGAAAAATATGCGCATGTCGCGACCTTGCAAGAAGTGAAAGATAACGATTACAACCTGAATATTCCGCGTTATGTGGATACCTTTGAAGCGGAAGCCGAGATTGATTTAGATGCGATTGCAAAACAGCTTCAAGCTTTGGAACACGACAGCCAAAAGACCGATGCCATCATTGCAGATTTTTGTAATGAGCTAGGTATTGTTTCACCGTTTGCGGAGGTGAAGTAATGACTGCACCAAAGCTAAGATTCAAAGAGTTTGATGATAGTTGGGATCTCAAAAAGCTTGATCAGATTGCTGAAGTTAATCCAAAGACAAAAGAGTTACCTGCTTCATTTTTTTATATAGATTTAGAAAGTGTTAGTGAAGGACTATTAATACAAAGAAAAAAAATAGACATCAATGAAGCACCCAGTCGAGCTCAAAGATTGTTAGAAAAAAGTGATGTCTTATTCCAAATGGTTCGCCCTTATCAACAAAATAATTTTTATTTTGATCTAGATGGAGACTATGTAGCATCTACAGGATATGCACAAATTCGTACAAAGCTAAATTCTAAATATATTTACTATGTTTTACATAGTAAAAAATTCTTAGATGAGGTAATAAATAGATGTACTGGTACCAGTTATCCGGCAATAAATAGTAGCGAACTATCTAGCATAGAAGTAGCTTTTCCATCCATAAGAGAACAAACCAAAATCGCCTCTTTTCTTTCCGCAGTCGATGAAAAGATCAGCCAACTCACGCAAAAACATGCGCTGTTGAGCCAATACAAACAAGGCATGATGCAAAAGCTGTTTAGTCAGCAAATTCGTTTTAAAGCAGATGATGGTAGTGAATTTGGGGAGTGGGAGGATAAAAAACTTGGCGAGGTGGGTGAAAATATTATTGGTTTGACCTATTCTCCGACAGATGTGACTAATGATGGCACAGGCATACTTGTTTTACGTTCATCAAATATTAAAGAGGGACGTTTAGATAAGTCAGATCAAGTACGTGTGAATAAAAAGATTAAAGATAAAATTATTGTTCAGCCTAATGATATTTTGATTTGTACTCGAAATGGCAGTCAAAGACTTATTGGGAAAAGTGTCATCATCAATGATGATGAAGTAATGACATTTGGCGCATTTATGTCTGTTTATCGAAGTAAGTACAATAGATTTATTGCGTATTTGATGCAAACTCCTTGGTTCTTTGAGCAAGTACAAATGAATTTAGGTGCTCGTATTAATCAAATTACGACAGGTACTTTAAACGAATTCACTTTTGATTTTCCATGCTTAGAAGAACAAACCAAAATTGCCAATTTCCTATCTGCCATTGACCAAAAAATTGAAGTCGTGGCACAGCAAATTGAACAAGCCAAAACTTGGAAAAAAGGCTTGTTGCAGCAGATGTTTGTGTAGGGGAACCGAATGCAACTTTATCAAACCCAAGCACAGACATTACTAGAACTCACCGAAGATCCTTTTCGTTTGGAAAGAGAGATTCAAAGCCTGTTTGAAAGCAATCTTTACAGTTTTACAGGTCTGGAATTTATTAAATCTGAGTTTACGATTAAAAATAATCGTATCGATACTTTAGCTTTCGATCCCGAAAGTCAGGCGTTTGTAATTATCGAATACAAGCGTGAACGCAATTATAGCGTGATCGACCAAGGCGTTTCTTATCTGAATCTGATGCTCGACTATAAGGCAGATTTCATCGTTGAGTACAACGAGAACCAGAGTAAACAGCTTAAACGTCAGGATGTCGACTGGTCACAAAGTCGAATCATCTTTGTTTCACCGAGCTTTACCGACTTTCAAAAGCAGTCTACTAATTTTAAAGATTTGGGCATTGAGCTGTGGGAAATCAAACGCTATCAAGGTGGAATTGTTTCAGTCAATCCATTGCAGAAAGCCAAATCAGCCCCTTCAATCAAGCAAGTGCAAAAGGTTGACTCTGAAGATATTCAAAAAATTGCTAAAGAAATCCAGCAATATGATGAAGCCTATCACTTGGCGGATAAGTCCGATGACATCAAAGAGCTATATGAGCAATTCAGGGACTCAATTCTGGGCTTAACCACCGACTTAGAAGTTCATCCCAAGAAAATGTACATAGCCTTCCGTAAGGGTAAGCGTAACTATGTCTATATGAGTATTGGGACAAAGCAAATTCGTATATGGCTGAATATGCCTTTTAATCAACTGGATGACCCGAAACAGCTCGCGAAAGATGTTACCAATATTGGACATTGGGGCAATGGCGATTGTGAGGTGATCGTGTCAGATACAGAAAATTTAGAATATATCTTGAGTTTAATTAAACAAACATTGAAGTGAATAATTTAAGATTTTAGAGGGAAAGGAAATGACAGTACAAAGCGAATACCAACTTGAAAATGAACTGATGAGCCAGCTCAAGCAATTGGGATATGCTGCGGTGACCATCAAGGACGAAAGCCAACTACTGTCTAACCTCAAAACCCAGATTGAACGAGCCAATGGACTAGCACCCCTGTCAGAAACGGAATGGAAGCAGGTCATCAGTTTTTTAAACACAGGCACAGTGTTTGAGCGAGCCAAGAATCTGCGTGATCTGTTCCCAGTCAAATTTGATGACGGCAGCAGCAAACACATCTTTTTTCTCTCGGATGACCCAAGCAAGAACATCTATCAGGTGACCAATCAAATCACCATCGACCACCGCGACTATAATGGCAGAACCAGCCGTTTTGATGTGACCTTACTGGTCAATGGTTTGCCTTTGGTACAGATCGAGCTGAAAAAACGCGGTATGGAAATCGCCGAAGCCTTTAATCAAACGCAACGCTATATTCGTGAAGCCTATTGGGCTGGTCAAGGGCTGTTTGGTTTTATTCAGCTCTTTGTGATTAGTAATGGTGCCAATACTCGTTATTACTCCAACGGCACCACAGGCATCGAGTTTGCCTTTCCCTGGGCGGATGTCCATAACAAACACATCAATGAAATTGTCGACTTTGCCGACGCATTTTTCAATCAGCAGCATCTGACCCAAATGCTGACTCAGTACATGGTGCTGCTAGAAACCACCAAAAGCCTGATGGTGCTACGTCCCTATCAGATTTATGCAGTACAGAAAATTGTGGAGCATGTGCAAAACTCCGATCAGAACGGCTATATCTGGCACACTACAGGTTCAGGCAAAACCCTGACCTCATTTAAAGCCAGTCAGATCATCATGCAAATGCCTGATGTGGAAAAAGTTCTGTTTGTGGTCGATCGTAACGACCTCGACACACAAACCTCACGAGAATTTAATGCTTTTAAAGCCGACAGTGTCGACAGCACCGATAACACATCGACCTTGGTGAAACAGCTGGATCAACGTCATGACAAACTGATTGTGACCACCATCCAAAAACTCAATCGAGCCATCAGCACCGACCGTTATTTAGAATCGATTGATTATCTTAAAAATAAAAAAGTGGTCTTTATCTTTGATGAGTGTCACCGTAGCCAATTTGGAGAGACTCATCAGAACATCAAAAAGTTCTTCAGCAATGCACAAATGTTTGGTTTTACGGGCACGCCCATTTTTGAAAAGAACAGCCAAAGCAAAGCAGGTTTAAAACTCACCACAGACTACCTGTTTAATGCGTGTTTGCATAAATACGTGATTGTAGATGCGATCCGCGACCGTAACGTCTTGCAGTTCCAGATTGATTACCGTGGCAAATATACTGCTAAAGGTATGGCGACGAATGACAGTTATGAGGAAGATGTAGAAGGCATCGATACCAAAGAACTGTATGACAATCCGCAACGCTTAGAAATGATTGCCCGCTATATTGTCAATATCCACGATACCAAAACCCGTAATCGTGAATTTACCGCAATGTTCTGTGTTAGTTCGGTCGAAACACTGACCCAATATTACGACCTCTTTGAAAAGGTGCAGGCTGAAAAGCAAATTGAAGATGAAGCACAAGGTCGGATATTTAAACCGTTGACCATTGCCACTATCTTTTCCTATGCTGCAAATGAGGCTGTACCCACAGATGACTTAACTGGCTTGATTCACGAAGAAGCCGCAGATATTCCAACTCAGGTCAATTCATCCAGTCGGGATAAGCTAGATCGCTACATTGCCAATTACAATCGACAGTTTAAAACCAACTACAATTCTGGTGATCAATTTTATGCGTACTACCGCGACATTGCACAGCGCGTAAAAAACAGACAGATTGATATTCTAATCGTGGTCAATATGTTCCTCACGGGCTTTGACTCTAAGCCGTTAAATACCTTGTATGTCGATAAAAACCTAAAATATCATGGCTTGATTCAAGCATTCTCACGCACCAACCGTGTCTATAACGATAAAAAACCATTTGGCAATATCATCTGTTTCCGCAACCTAAAACGTGCAACAGATGAAGCACTGGCGCTATTTTCCAATAAAGAAACGACCAAGATTGTACTTGTTCCCAGCTATGCGGAAATCGAACAGGATTACCAAGCAGCGGTGAGCAAATTGTTTGCCTTAACGCCCAATTACCAATCAGTCGATGATCTTGTCACTGAAGAACAGCAACTCGAATTTATTAAAGCTTTCCGTGAAGTGATGCGCTATAACGCGCAATTACAAACTTTTATTGAATACGATCAAGACCAAACACAACTCGATAAACAGCACTTTGCGAATTTTGCCTCTAAGTATGCTGACCTATGTCGTGCCGTTAGAAAGACCACCAAGAGAGACAAAGTATCGGTACTGGATGATGTCGATTTTCAACTGGATTTACTGCATAGTGATCGCATTAATGTTGGTTATATCATCAACCTGCTACAGCTTGTTGTTGATACAGACTCAGAGGACAAGCGTAAGAAGTACCAAGCGCAAATTTACGATTTAATCAGTAGCGATATTAGTTTGCACGATAAGCAAGACCTCATTCAAAAATTCATTGAAGAAAACATACCGAAGATGATCAATGGACAGAGCGTTCAAGATGCCTTTGCACATTTTTGGGATATCGAAAAAGAACGGGCTTACCAGCAGCTTTGTGAACAGGAAAATCTAAAGCCTGAAGTGATGAAAGAAGTTCTTGAACACTATGAATATACGAACCGTTTTCCACGTAAAGAAGAATTGAAAGACTTGCCAAACTATAAAGTAAAACTTTTTGAACGGGATAATGTCTTCACTAACTTGCTGGTCAAGACACGGCAGTTGATTGAAAGATTTTATACTGGTTTTAATTAAATAATACACATTCAAAGTGTGACTTTATTTCCAGAGGGCTTTGTTGCACAAACCTATCTGTAAAGGCTTTTTCAGCGATATAATTTTCAAATGAAGAAGCCTACACACAAAATCTACCGCACAACCAACTGGTCTTCCTATAATCGCGCTCTCATTAATCGGGGCAACATTTCCATTTGGTTTGATCCAAACACTCAGTGGTATGCACAACCACAAAACAAGCAAGGTCGAAATCAAACTTACGCCGATACGGCTATTCAATGCTGTTTAATGATTAAATCCTTATTCCGTCTATCTTTACGTATAGTCACTGGCTTTGTGCAAAGTCTGATTAAACTTTGCGGATTAAATTGGACCGCACCAGATTACACCACGCTTTGTAGAAGACAAAAGCATATTGATATTGTAATCAACTACCAAAAAAGTAGCGATGGGCTGCATCTACTCATGGACTCTACAGGCATGAAGTTTCTAGGTGAGGGCGAATGGAAGCGCAAGAAACATGGACCTGAATATCGTCGCCAATGGCGTAAACTTCATATTGGTATAGATGCTAAAACCCTACAAATACGAGCAGTTCAGCTTACAACCAATAATGTCAGTGATTCACAGGTGCTTGGTGATTTACTTGATCAGATTCCACAAGATGAGCAGATTGACTCTGTTTATACCGATGGAGCTTATGACACCAAGCAATGCCGTCAGGTCATTGCAGATCGACAAGCGCATGCAGTGATTCCTCCTAGAAAAAATGCAAGACCTTGAAAAGATACAAAATCACATTCTCAGGAGCGAAATGAATTACTTCGAACAGTTAAACGTTTAGGCAGAACACTATGGAAAAAATGGTCAGGCTATCATCGGCGAAGTTTGGTGGAAACCAAGATGCATTGCATCAAATTATTAGGGGATAAACTCAGTGCGAGAAATTTTCAAAGCCAAGTCAATGAGATTCATGCACGTATGGCAGTATTAAATAAATTTACGGACTTAGGCAGACCACATACCCGAGTTGTCACTTAAATTTGAGTAGATATGAGAAGTCTTAACTTTTAAATCTTTGTGCAACAAAGCCCTAATACTAGGAAAAGTTCTATGAATAAGTTATTAAGAATAATATTTTTATTTACTTTCACTCTCTCAATTACTCATGCTCAGGTCTATTACGAAGACATTACTAAATATTCTCTTCAAGATATACCTGAAAGCTATTTAGATAAAATTAGTAATTTTACTGATGAAGACAAGAAAAAAGAACGAGATGAATTTAAATATTACAATAAGCATGGTGAATTTTGCCTTATAAATTATAATGAAAGTTTTTGGAAACATAAGAAGAAAGGTGACTATATTTTTACTTCATTTTCAACCATACAACAATGCAAAAAAAATAGTATTATTAATAACACTCGAATTGAAGGAGTATGTCCTATCAGTCAAGTAAAAACAAGAAGAGAATATACAGTTACAAATGGTAAAAAAGAAATTACCAACGTTGCAGTAGATGAGATGAAACCCATTTATTTAGGTTTTTTTAAAAGAGATGATAGTGTAGAGAGTATGCCTATAGTTCAAGAAGAAAAAGAACCTATAAGTTTTGAAAATTTAACAGCTTTAGACTTAACTCTTTTATGTTCAGAAATTATACTTGAAGTAGCCAGAAAGCGATATAATCAAGCAAAAAAAGAACATTATGATTCTACTCTAGATAAGATTCTTGAAAAGGCAAATAAAGATGATTAGACGGCGATGACTCGCCTGTTCTGGCATAGGCTTTATTGGTCATGGTCTCGCCGACTTTACGTGGTGATCCATCTGGGTAGAAATAAGTCGCCATTGCATTTGCATCGAGTGCTAAATTGCTTGCATTACTTGCAATGGCATCTGCCAAACGCCCTCTTCAATATAATTATACTCCCATATTACAAGCTTTATATCTATCTAGTTATCTACATTTCTATATTCCTATATTTCTACATTTATATATTGAAAACTATTTAAATAACAATATAATTACCTAACTATATTGCGTAGTAGCTCAGTAGGTAGAGCAGCGGACTGTTAATCCGTTGGTCACTGGTTCGAACCCAGTCTACGCAGCCAATCTCCTTATATGCTCCTCTTGTACTCAGGTACCGAAATGTCATACGCCGACAGAACACCGATGGCAAAATTCTTTGATGCGCTGGCTTATGAAAAGAATGAAGTAAAAGTTACGCACACAAAGGATAAAAAGGGCGTCCATGAGTCGATTCATGTGAAGTTAAGTAGTGGTTTTGCAAAATTTGAAAAGAACAATCAAAAATATGAATTTGTCTTTAATCATCAACACCAAGAAATTAATGAAGATTGCTTTACTTCCGTAAAAGAAAAGTTAGTTAAATAATTAACAATATTAATGGCTTATAATCTATGTAGATTTCTATCTATATTTCTATATTTCTACATAAATTTGTAATTGTTGATGCAAATTCACCGTTTGCACGTTTTTAAAATAGAAACGGCTATTTTGCATTTTGAAACGATTGCATTGCTTTTCGAGTAGTAAGCGTTTATATTCTCAATAGTAAAGTATTTTTATACATTTCTATTTATCACAGGCAGAATAGGTGCAGCGAAATGTTCACAAGAACGGTTCAAACCCTTAAAAATAGCACAGATCTTGTTCAAAGATTTGCTATGCCTGAAATTCATGAAGATTTTGAATTACGCCGTCTTTCTAATAAAGACCGCTATAAACACTACATTCTTATCTTCAAGAATGTAATCAACCAAAAGAAAGATTGGGAAGATGTAAAGGTCGTTGCTGAGATTCAGGAACGCAACCATAATCTTCGATTCAATATTAAGATTTCTAAACAGTATCCAGAACTTGCAGATTATGAAAAGCTTTTAGAAGCTAAAATTAATGCTATCATTAACAATAGCTCATTAGTAATTTCATAAGAAATAAGGATAACTGTGTCTCCTCCTGATATAATTCTTGAAGAGAATTATGGAAAACCTCTTCATAACCTGCCATTAGATTTTAATTATGAAAAACCTGCTGAAAGCAGGTATTTCTTTAATCCTGCATTTGGTGGTTTATTTAAGTTCAATGAACTCAAAGGCACGCCTGGTTGCGAATTCAGCGGCTGCTTGGAAGTTTTTTATTGCCACGTCAACGAAATGGCTTTAAATGCAATTGCTGCCATTGCCGAGGATTACGATGATCCTTATGAAGGCGCAAATAAAGCATTGGAGGCATGTATAGATGTTGACCGTGAAGAATTGATTGGTCGATATGCTTTCAAAGACTTCGTATTTCAGGATGATGATGGTCAGAGGAAGGTAGGTAAGCAAATTAAAGGCGCATTTATACATGAGGATTTTAAGCAGTTTAAAATCGCCACTTTGCTATACAAATACTTGACCAAAAAATATCATTATTTGATTAGCGATAATAACCAAACCTATCAAGGACACATACTATGGGTATTAAGTGTCCTTAAATGGGGAAAAGTAAAATCTTACGATTGCGTTGAAGAAAGATTTATTAGCGCCTATGATCCTAATGACAACCCACCAGATTTCAAACCTTGGTCGGTGCCATATAATTTCCCAATGGATTTAGAACACCATTTGAGAGCAGATTTATGCGTTCGAACAAATACGCCGCTTACAAATGTTGTCCTGATTGCCAATAGCTCATTGCTTGAATAAATAAAAAGGCTCGCTTATTGCGAGCTTTTTTGTTTGGATGGCTTGATAACCGATTTCTAAAACTGCTGATCCAAGTAATCGGCGTATTCCACAGATTTTCTACTTTTCTCTTTAAGAAGCAAAATAATCTCATTTCTTATGCCTACAGGAATAGGTCGCTCTCTCGTTATCCATTGTCTAACTCTGCGTGGATCCACATCAATAGCGCGAGCCAATTCGCTTTGCCAATGCGTGCCGTAGAGTATTTCACCCGCCTGTCTTAATTCTTCCGGCGTCATGCGAGGCGTATCTTGATCAATCTCCATGATTGCCTTCCCAGCTTAATTAAGCCATCCATATTATCCTATCTATTGATAGGTTCAAGTTACAATTGATCAATCAAATATTTGTAGCGATCAATATTTTCCTCGGAATTCTCAAGCTCTTCCGTCAAGAAAAACCATACCTCGTTGAATATATCCAATTTCTTTTGAACACCAGCTTTTATCATATGTGTAGCCATGCCAATGACGAGCAATATTGCCGCCCCTATCCAAAATGGCGGGAAAAACAAACAAAGGAACCCGATAATCAAGCAGCCATTTGAAATGTACTTAGTGTTTCTAAAGTTCTTTGTTTCGATTGATATGTTTTCTTGCACCTCAGATAAGAGGCTTTTAAATTCTTCTTCGCCAACTACTTGTTTAATGTGATCTTTAAGCGTCATCTTTTCAGGTTAAATTTCAAATAACTGGGCGCATATTACAATAAAAACCCCAAAACCTGAATATTTACATGTGCTTATCTTCATCTTTAACCTTAAAGAATAAGACATTTAATGCTCCTTCCCTATAAGGAGATTCATAAGTCACTGCCTTATAATTTGAAGGCAATGTGCTATGTAATGAGGTTACAGCCGTTGCCGATCCATTTGAACCAATTTTGCTAATGAGCTGCTGGTCAGGAGATTTTGTTATTGGCTCCCTTTTGGAGCCAAATAGTTTTTTTAGGAAAGCCATGTCATCCAAACTCCCATTGCAATCATGGTGGCCCCAGTAAATCCTACAATACAATACGAACCCTGCTTAATCTGCGCGATTACCATTTCCTGAATATACAGACTATTGGATAAGTGAGATAACGACGGGCTATTTAAATACCTACCCAAGCCATTAGCACGGTAAACCGATAACGCTACAAGTGCCATACCAATCAAGATCAACATAAGTCACCTCATATGTTCAATGTGATTAGTAGCGATAAATCAAAAAAGATGTAGTTATAATTTTATGCAAGAGAACTAACGAGATTTTGAACATGTTTCGCCATCTTCTTAATATCCTCATCAGCCCGATTTACTTTAAATTCTAGTCGCTCAAGCGTAGTGGTAAGGCTTAAATATTTTTCTCGTTCTTCATCGGTTAAAATAGAAATAAAGACGTCCTCTGGCGACATTGTAGCAAGTCTCGTTTGGTGCATAGCCAAGTTTGCTCGTGCCTCAGATGCCTTCGCGGAAAACTGGCGTAATCTAGCTGCCTTATTTCTTTCATTCTGCAACGCCGTAAATTTTGACATGAGTGAAAAAATCAGCAAAGCACCTAAAACAATAATTACAGCAAGCATGTAATAGACACTCCCTAATGACACATGCCCATTATAGTAACCCAAAACAGCTTAAAAACAGGCAAAATATGTTAAAAATCAGGCTAATCCGCGATAATTTGAATAGTGGTATATAAAATAATAAAAACTACAACTTAGTTATTTGATTTTTAAGGCATTTTTATAGATTTTATCCTAGGCATTTTCCTTCAGGCAATTAAAGCTGATTTTGGTGTGAATTAATCGTTTTTATAACTCTACTCTATTTCGCGTTTTTAGAGCGTTTTAAGCATTTTTAAGCAAAAGAGACAAAGAGAGTCATCTTAAGATGAAAAATGCGAAATACGCGAAACGGTGAAGAAATACGATAGCTTTTATGCCGGTTTGAAAGATACATGAGAAGAATCTCTAAAAACCCAAGTGAACCGCGCCTACATTTCCGAGAATAAGAAATATAAGAATGTTCTAAGAAAGTATATTTATATATTCGAAAACTCTCGGAATACCCAAGTACACCCAAGTCTCGGTAAACGTAGAGATAGAGATACGCGGCTAAAGAAAATCCTCAAACGTTTAAGAAGTGATAGAGATAAACATCAATATAGGCAAACACTTATGCACCAATACTTATAGAAATGTAGAAACCTATATAGATAGAAATATCGAGTAGATATACAAGCAATCTATCTATATAGAAATGTAGAAAACTAGCAATACACAAAGCCAATCATATAGAGATAAAGAACAAGTAAAACTGTGTAGTAATGTAGAAATCTATATAGATAGATAACAATAGAACTATACGGATAGACATAGGTAAGCGTAGATAGAGATAGAACAGGTATAAGGAAAATAGCTCAATATTTATCTATATAGATATGTAGATAGATAAACAGGTATAAGGAGAGAGATAGAGGATATTAAGCACGTAGTAGAGATAAGACGGTAGAACAAAGGCGAACGGAGTGAGCCAAAGAATTGTGTGTTTCAATCAATCGTCTTCCTTGCCATTCCTTTGACCTACACGAAATATAAAAATCAAAAACTTCGGGCGACATTCTTATTTTTATAACCAAGCACACCACGGCGCACATAGGTAAGCCGGTCAGCTCCACTTCCAGATCAGCCCAGACCTCTATTATACCTGCACCTCTCTATCTAGGGATGAGGCAATGCACCAATCGCCACACATCGCCATCAACCAATAGGTATGCCTAGGCACTTATGTAGAAATATAGAAATCTATCTACACAGCTATATAAATGGATTCTTAGTTTTCTAGCTTTGTTTCCTGCTCTATCTCTATACACTAAGACAGATCAGCAGATAAGTAGCGATAGAGTTATGACTACACTTCCATATATAGAACTCATGCAGTTTGATCCTGATTACGATGACGAAGCTCTATTTGATCTCGTGCAAGAGGATCAGGTAAATCAAATCACAGTCGCTTTTGATGATGATTCCAACCGCATATACACATTCAAAGATTTAAATGCTCAACAACGCATTCTTGCATTGCAGGCGGTAGACATAATGCTTGATAGCCTATTCTCAGATGAACACTTCCAAGAGGGCGAAGAACAGGACCGAATTTACTTTGATCTGCAATCCATGAGCCTATATGCCAGCAGCGGTCGAAAAATGAATGAAATCACACCTGCATAAGTGCAGGCTTTATTTAACTTCCTAGGCATACCAAGGCATAAAATGGATAAATCAGGCATGCCTAGGGGGTTTACAATCTAGTGAGCGCTTACTATACTTTTGGGCAAATGGGTTTCGGGTTGAGATTATCTCCCCGACGCGATTTGCTTGATGGGGGTCGTGGCTTATACCGTGTCAGTGGTTTGCACTGTAAAGAAAAGTTCCTTTTCTTGTGGTGGAAATTGGCTAGGTTAGGTTACGTCTCCCCAAACTCTCTCCAAGATTTATGAGGCTAAATTCTATGGGGGGGTTTGGGGGGGCGTTCCTTAACGTTAGTGGTTTCCGCTGTAAGAAAAGGGCATACCAAAATATAGAATATGGAATTTGAAAAATTAAAAACATTTCCTTAGAATTCCAAATCTATCGAATTAACATAACTTACAACAACTCTGCGTCTGAAAACCTCCTTTGCCCGACGTCCCTCTAGGTCGGGCTTTTTTTATGCTGGATCTTCAAAAATTCGCGGGCGCGCATATTGAAAATTAAATTTCCCCTCCTAAATACATGAATTAGTGAAATGCAAACTTACATTAACTAAATTTTGTTACACCTATTTCTTCTTGCTAATATTTTCTTCAACTAAATAAACAAGGAGTAATTATGCTGGTTAAGCGGAAAATGCTTAAAATTCGTCGCCTTGCAAGTAAAGGTAAATTAGCTCAATGGGGCTTTATATCAGCGAACCAAGCGCAAAAGATTGGGCTAGACAACGGTTTTGTCGTGATTCTTTCATTATTGCAGGGCAAACAGGTAGAACCGAAATTTACCCGCTATAAACTCAGTGATGATGTCGGCAGCGAATATGGGATTGAAACGGATGCCGACCTTTCATCCATAGATCAAAGCATCATTGATGCCATTGGTGTAGCGGTCGGTGATATTTATGATGCTGCGGTGAATTATGATGAGAAAACCGTCTATGAAGATGAGCGGGAAGATTTCGAGCGTACCAATCTCATGTTTATAGATATTGAGACTGGTCATGCCTATGACTCAAATCTTAATGAAGCGGTAGGATGGGCATAGGCTCATCCTAATATTCCAAAACAGCCCACCAAAAAAATCAAAACTTTGGCCGACATCCTATTTTTATAACCAAGCGCCACGCATCTATATAACCAAAGAGCGCCTAGCAGCTCCTTGGAATGCCACCTCCTTATCTTTAACAACCAAGGCAGACCTAGGACTCTAATCACTACCGGGTGCGCGCCTAAACCTCAAGAAAAACCGCCTCAGAACTAACCAGCGAAAACCAATAAAATATCTGTATATAACTAATAGATGAAACGCGCACGCACGCGAATAGCGGAGTTTATTTATTAGTGCAAGTTTTTTATTAATGAAAATTTCGATTGAATTTTATTTGTACTAAATAACTTTCAATCAATAAAAAACTTGCACTAAGTTTTTATTTGCACTAATATTTAATCAAGCAATAAAGCTTGTTAACAAAAGGTCAAAAATCATGAATGCACAAGTTAAAAACACTGAAACTCTAAACATTTTTGCAGACGTTAATTTTTCAGCTCATGAAGCACGAAATGCGATTGTTATAGATCAAGAAGCTATAAAAGCGTATGCAAAGCAGCAGAAAGTAACGAGCAAAGCAGTAGCAGTACAGCTTGATATAGCAAACGCGATCATAAACCGTATGAATAACAAGCTAGAGACAGAACAAAAAATATCAAGCACGTTATTCAGTGACTTAAGAGAAGCATGCTCACGCTCTATGCTTAATAAAATAGACACGCTTCAAAAAGCTAAGTTTGATTTATCAGATCTAGCAACGATCATCGCTCACACTGATAAATCACACATTGACTTTGTACAAGTGAAAGTCATTAGAAAAATTTTTCAAGCGATTACAGCTATCGCTGAAAACGACAGACGCAAGCTAGACGGTTACACAATGTCAATCTTGCTAAACTTATTACAGTACGGTTCACTTACTGTTAATGAATGTCGTTTATGCTGCACAACTGAAATACGCGCACAGTCGCATGAAAAGAAAGTAAGACAGTATTATTTATCTGCGCACAGTACAGCATCATCACAAGCGTCAAGCTCACGTATGACACTGAGAGCGCTTAATATTTGTAACGTTGTGAAATCTGTAAAAGACAGTGAAATAACATTCAATGAAAATTCTCAATTTATTGAAGCTGTATTGTCATTCTTGCAAATGAAAGAGAATACACAACAAGAATTAGAGCGCGTACAGCATGACATTAAGAAAGAGTTAAGCGAAAAACAAGCAAGCGCATAATTTAGTAATCAGTGATATTAGTAAGCACTTACTAATATCACTCTAATAGAGAGTAAGAACATGATTAGCAACGAACATAAACTATTAATCGCTGTCTTAATTATGAGACAAGATAACAAGCGTAATAAGTGAAGATACAGACATAAAGAAATATAGTAAGCGATTACTATATTTCTTTATATATTAATATCGAAGTCCTAGAAAAAATGCGAATGTGTCGGGTGCATAGCCTGTGTCAATCGCGACCATTTTCCAAACACCCTTTCACCACCAGGCCTATATAACAAATACTTTACCCTTGCGCCGCTAAAATCCATACACTTATCCTTGTCCCAGTACGCCATGTCCATTATTCTTTTCAGGACGACTTTCTAATAATATTTAAGGATCAATATGAAAAGATTTTTTTTGGCTACTTTGATTTTAGTTTGTTCAAATGCAATGGCAGAAGGGGAGGGCCTGTTCGCCGAGTACACCGTGAAACCGGGCGAATCATTAAATGATATAGCCAAGCGTAACGGGACCACGTGGGCAAAGCTGGCAGAAGACAATGATCTCCCTGATCCACCAACTGTTTATGTTGGGCAAAAGCTGGCAATCATGAAAAAGATGAATAAGGACGAATATCTGGCTGCGATTGCAAAGACCCGACCAACGTGCTCAAGCAAAGAAGAATGTGACAAGAAAATGGAAGCTGCTCATTTGTGGGTGAGTAAATACGCTGATTACAAGATCAGAAGTTCAAATAACGTATTAATCGAAACATACGCTCCGCGCGAGTTCACTGGCGAGATCATCGTAAAGGTTTCTAAGGAGCCTTATGGGAAGGAAACCTATGCGATCGTGGCCAACATGTCATGCAATAATCCGAATATGACCAAGCCTTATGACCCGATGACCAGTTGCAAGAGAAACGTTTATAAGGAAATTATTAAGTTCAACGATTTCGTTAGTTCTTATTAGCTTTAAGCTATTTGACCAAGTAAAGAGGGAAAAGATGGCTTCAAAGGATGATTTAAATTATGTTGCTTACCACATTATCGAAATTCTGGAAGAACAGGGTTTAGATAATTCTTATATTAACGAAAAAATAGATCGTCTTTACGAATTCGGCGAAAATAAAGCCGCTACATTGCTTTGGGCTTCAAACCAGCTCGATAGTAGAAATTTTAGATTACTTTTGGGCAAACTTAATTTAACTCCCGATCAAGTAAAGATATTTTGTCGCGTATTGAACAAGCTGAAAAAATATTTGGGCTACAATTTATTGAGCTAAGCTTTTTAATTACCTATGATATTCCGAATAAATTAATGCCCCATATATCACTTGGGGCATTTCTTACTGCACTTGGCCAGATTTAATTAACTCTAGCGCTTTTTTCTTCAATTCCTTCCTACGCTCTTTTTCAGCAATCTTTTCTTCGCGAATGGCTTCAATATGCACACCGAAAAGCTGATCAGACAGATTGCCACTTTCAAGCAAACGTGCAAAAGCGTCAACAATCTCGCCTTGAGTGAGTTTATGCTGTTTTGCCATATTTTCTAAGGTCTGGATTGTCTCTGGACGCAAAGTGATGGATGTTCGAACTAAACCTTTTTCTTTATAAAATTTGGAAGAGTTAGTAGCTGCCATTATTTGCTCCAATTAAAATTTGATGAAAATTAAAACTTGCATATTATAGTTATTATTGCATTGATCACGCTGAAATACCACAAAATAAAACGGGCTTGCCCAAAACATTGAACAAGCCCAGAACACTATGCAGCTTTTTTGAAACCGAGCTTTTCAAACTCGAAATTCGCAACGATATTCTCGCCAAAGCCGGGTGTTTCTCTGATGATCTGTAAACGCTGTCTAGCGTGAGATTTGAGCGTTGAATTGTGCTGGTCTGTGAAATCAACAATAAACGCAACGTTTGGACCGAATTTCTTAGCACGTAACCCGCGCCCAATACGCTGGCGTAAGGCAACTTCCGCTTTCCCACCACCGGCAAGAATAATCAACCCGACAGCAGGGACATCCACACCCACATCAAGAATTGTTGTTCCAATCAGTACATCAATATTCTTATTGGCAAGTTCGGTGAGCGCAGATTTACGTTCTCCCTGATCATCTTCACCGCGAATATATCTCGCTCTGATACCTATATCGTCAAACAGCTTCAATAGGGTATCGCCATGCGAGGTATGCTGGACGAGAACCATCGCCGTCATGCCATATTCACGGGCTTTGAGAATTTCCATACAGATGGCATTGTTCCGCTCTTCGTTTTGCACGATTCCCAAGCGATAGGCAGCTTGCCAAGGGGTAATAGAGTGTAATTTGGCTGGCTTTTTCTTCAATTCGACGATTTTGAAGTAAGGCTTAGCAAGGATTCCGCGATCAATCAGCATTTTTTCCGTAACCTTGATGGCAATCGGTCCGGAACAAGCCATCAAACGCATATTTGACTCTTGGCTTTCACGCATGAACGGCGTTCCTGTCAATGCCAAGCGGTAATAGGCGTTTTTACAGTGGCGCATGATCTCGTAATACGAATTTCCACCTGCCTCATGTGCTTCTTCGAGAATTACGAACTCAAAAAGCTCCAAAAGCTTGATGGTTTGCTGTCTTACGAGTGATTTTTCCTTGAATTTTGCTTCTGCCTTGGCTTGCATCGCAGGTGCCTTGTCCTGAAGCTCCTTTTCATGTTGCAGTGCAAGGTTATGAAGCACTTTTTTGATTTCGGACTCGACTTTACCGACCTTAATTAGCTGTTTTTTAGTGTCCGAAATCTCTTTTTCGTGTTTTTTGACTACGTTGTCATAAAGGATCTGAAATTCCTTCTCTAAAGTCGTCTCTTCCAGCTTGGCGGCGAGGGTTTGAACCATTCCGACCGTCATTTTCTTGATGGAGAGCTGACCTTTTTCATTCACCTGTCCAAAACTGCCATCACCAATGACCGAACATGCAACGCCATTTGCTTCGAATGCATCTTTCATCTGATACATCAGAATCGAACGGGTTGTTAAAAACAGGGTAGGGCGGTTAATTCGGGCCTGACACAACATGGCAATGCGTGATTTACCGCCACCAGTAGCGACTTGAGCGATAATCTGACCATGACGTACAAGACGATCCATAACTTCCGGCTGGTAATCGTAACGAGGGTCATATCCGTAACTATCTACCACTGGTCGGGCAGGTCCAAGTGGAGCGGGGAGGGGTTTTCGTGCGAGTTTTACTTCAAAACCTGCCTTCTTGAGTCGATCCGTAACATGGACTACAAATCCTGCTGGAAAAGAGCACTTGGCAAAGTCAAAAAATGACGATCTGCCATCCCAACGGTGCTGTCTAAACGCTAGAGTTTCTTCGGCGCCATCCACCAAATAACTAAGCGCCGACTGTACTTCAAGTTTCGCCTCAACAGGAGGCTTGTGTAGGATGGCATTTACGGCGTCATAAGCGATTGTTACAACTTTTCCCATTTCAATACCTTTTGCATTTGCTTAATATTTGGCTTAAATTATAAGTAAGCACTTACTAATATTTCAAAGTAGTTTCCTATGTCAGTTGAATATTTAGAAATCGACCCAGGAGAGCTTTGGCCTAATCCTTGGAATTCAAACGTCGTATCACCTGAAAACGAGCGAAAAATCGAAGAAGGTATTAAACGTCACGGTATGTTTAAGCCAATTATCGTTCGTACCCTTCTTGATGGCCGCTTACAGATCATTGGCGGTCAGCACCGAGCAATGATTGCTAAACGTCTTGGTCTACTCACTGTGCCGGTAATGAACCTTGGGCGCATTGACGAAGCCAGAGCAAAAGAGATCGGTCTAATCGACAACGGTCGTTATGGCGAAGATGACATCGTTAAGCTCAACGAAATTCTTCATGATCTTGGCGGTATCGATGAATTGATCGATGTAATGCCTTGGTCAAGTGAAGAAATCGACATCTTCTCTAGCACTAATATAGCGCTGGACGCTCTAAGCGATCTCGATTCGCCATCAGAGGAAGTTGAATTACCCAAGACAACCAAAGTTCAAACTCACCAAATCATGCGTTTCAAGGTTCCGATCGAGGACGTAGACGCAATTACCAAACTCATCGAGAAGACCATTAAGGCACAGGGCTTTACCGAATCCGACAGCTTGACGAATGCAGGGGATGCCTTGGTTTATCTCTTGGGAAGCAAGTAATGAAAACATTTGAAGGATGGGATGGCTGATGACCGATTTATCTCAAAAAGGGCAGGTTCGAATGTACCGACGGGGTGGCCAATACCCTGTAGACCTTGAAGCAATCCAGTTTAATGGAAACAACGGCTCCGAAATTGAACTCTGGCTTGGGGTTCACTGCTCAACCCAAATGAAAACAGTAGCCAGAGTAGGGGGAAATACCGATGAAGACTTTTCCCTTGTCATTCCCGGCATTGGTACAGCCGAGGCAGGTGATTACATCGCTAAAAACCTAGATGGAACGGTGGTCATCCTCAAGCCAGACTATTTCGAGAGCGAGTTTCAGGAAGTTATCACTTTCAACACGCCTGAACAGGAACATGAAGGGGCGGTTCCCGACGTAGATGACGGCGCCTTGAAGTTTTTGAAGAAGTTCTGCAATGGATACCGCATCGTTTCAACATGCGACCTAACAGAATTGCAGATTGCAGAAGCCAACGTAGAAGGTCGTCTCTATATCGAACCTGAAGGTGGCTTCGGATGGGTAGCGCTCCCTTGGGAATTAACTACCGTCAGGGATCGGCAACGCGAAAAGTTCTATCAGATCAACAAGCAGTTGATTGAGCAAACCGATACGCGGGTGGCCGAATGAGCGAACTAAAAATCCAAATGTGGTTTGTTGACGATGTAAAGCCTTACGAACTCAACGCCAAAATCCACAGTGAAGAACAAGTCGCCAAGATTGCCGAGTCGATTGCCCGCTTCGGTTGGGATCAACCCATTGTGGTAGATAAAAATGGCGTAATCATCAAGGGGCATGGTCGCCGTCTTGCAGCCATCAAGTTAGGTTTAATCGAAGTACCTGTTCTGGTCCGCGATGATTTGAATGAAGAACAGGTGAAAGCTGCACGCTTGGCCGATAACCGAGTTGCCATTGGTGACATTGATGCCGACCTGCTCAAGCTGGAGCTGCAATCCATCAACATCGAGTTCCTTGAGGACATCTTCGACAGCAAGGAGCTGGAGTTCATGCAAGCCGACCTCTCCGAAATGAACGTCGATGTGATTGTTGATGATCTGGACAGCGCGGTAGCCGAGCAACAGCGCCATACGGCAAATGCAGTATCGGAATCGAACGAAAAACCTATCCGAATCGACAAGGTTTTAGGGTTCAGTGAAGTATCGGGCAAAGAATCACGTTCCATTCACTACTTTATGGCCATTGCAGAAGATGCAACTGGACTAGAAGGGAAGGACGCTTTCGTAACGTATATCAGCAAATTGGTGGAGAGCGCTTAATGGCTGTTTATAACATCGATGTCCGATACAAAACGTCAGTTGAGCGTACCGAACGTGTACTGGAAATTGCCGAGTCGTTCGGGTTGGGCTTAGATGCGAAGGAATTTGTGGTTTTCGATAACACGCCAATTGAAATCGAGCAGGGAGACATCGTTTACATCACTGGTCAGTCTGGTGGCGGTAAATCGACCCTGCTACGGAAGCTGGCGGAACAAATGGAACAAAGCGGCTTAAAAGTCGCTGACCTGAATGCCATTGAGCATGATGACCGTCCAATCGTCGACCAGATTGGCGAAACACTAAAAGACGCTCTGGATGTACTCACCATTGCCGGCATCACTGATGCCTATATCTGGCTAAACAAGTTTGATGCCCTCTCGGACGGCCAACGTTATCGCTTCAAACTGGCAAAACTGATTGAGAGCAAGGCGGACGTCTGGATTGCAGATGAATTTCTTGCCGTTCTTGATCGAACTGTTGCCAAAGTTGTTGCGTACAACATTCAGAAAATTGCCCGAAAACTCGGAACAACCGTACTGGTTGCCACAACGCATGACGACATGGTTGAAGACCTCAACCCAAGCCTCTTCATTGATAAGCGATACCGCGAAAAAGTGGTAATCACCAAAGCACCTGAAGGATTTAAACAAGTATGACTAATCGATCAAAAAAAGTTGTAACTAAAGACACTGTAGATGCTCATGAATTCGCGTCAGAAGCATCCGAAACTGTTGCAGAGCAAATCGTTCAAGCAGAAGTTGTGGAGCGTTCTGAGAGCGAACCAGCGCAAACCAAGCGCACATTAACCCTATATTCTTCAACCGTCTGCTCACCTTGCAAGACCATCAAGCCGATTCTGGAAAAACAAATGCTAGGTCGCGTAACCGAATACCATGTGCTGACCATTGATCCAAACAATATCGAACCTGAAATCAAAAAGCAGTTTGAGGAAGCGGGCGTAACGCAAGTGCCTACCCTGATCTGCAAGGAAGATGGCAAAGAGGTGGGTCGTTTATCGGGATACAGTGGTGTTCGACCGCTACTCGATGTCTTGAAAGCTTGGGAAGTGATTTAACAAAGGGCGTTTAACGCCCTTACTTGATTGAGAAAGGTATGGAAAAGGTTTTACTCGATACGCCAGATATTCTCGTTACTCGTAAATCACCTAAGCAAAACCACAACCTGTCATTGCTCAAGGACATCATTGTGGAGCCGGGTGACAAGAGTGACTGGGACCTTCTGCACGAATTGCACTACAAGGCAGAAACCCTGCCGATCGGTTCAAGGTTCTGGAAAGTAACCCTGCATGGCAAGACTATTGGCGTCGGGATTCTGGCTGTTCCCAAAATGTTGCTTTCGGGTCGTAATGACTTGTTCAAATATCTACGTCCAAACGTCAACGGCAAGGATACCCGCCTGATCAATAAAAGTCGGGCTGAATGGCTAAATGAAAATGTCTGCACCAATAGCCGACTTGTACTGGACACCATCTACCGTGGTTGCGGGATTGCGTATCGTGCCCAAAATTTAATGATGCGCATGGTGGATAGAAAACATACCGAGTTCCAAAGCTCAATGTCGAAATTCAATCCATTCGCGGAAAGGGCGGGCATCAAGTTCACCCCGCCTAAGCAGGCGACCAATTATCAACGCGGCGTGGATTTCTTTGTGAAATGGTTTGAAACCAAGCATCCGACAGATGTTGTGGGGATTTTGGAGGAGCTGAGCTCCAAACCCGAACCTATCAAAAAGAAGATCATCGCTGAAATGCGGAAGTTCTATTACCAATACAGCTCTTTGGAAAAATCCGGCAATAACCGGCTGAATGGTTTTAGCCGTGTAGAGAGCATGCCTGTCGAAAAGCTGCTAAAGAACATTCAACAACTGGTTTTTGCGTCTCCGTTATATGGGGTCTATACCAATCCTGACTTGATCTACAAAGCCAAACATCCTGAGCACGAGATTCCCAAACGGGTATCAATTTTGGCATTTGACTGTCAGAAACCAGACGAACCCCTAAATGTTGAACTCATTAAATCAAGAGGGCTTTTATTCGAATGCAATTAGGTCTAACCCCAAAACAGATCGAATTACTGACAAAGATTCGCGATAAAAATCCAGACGGTTCTTTGCTCTCAATCGAACAGCTTCATGACGCCGTGAGTTACACCTGCACCCGACAAGCCATTACATGCAGCCTAAATTTTCTGATTAAAAGAGGCCTGATTGAGAAGAGCGGGCAAAACGTGGTGAGAAACGGGCGTAGATTTACGGTCGTCAGCATCAAGCCATTGGGCGAGGAAATACTAAACGCCTATGTACCTTCGCTACGGCAGGTACTTGTAGAAAATGAGGATGAGGAAATTGAAAAAATCTTCTAAGGTAAAAAGCGTTAAGAAAACCGCGCCAAGTTGGTTCCGCACTCCGTACAATCGCTTATGGTATGTTTTGGTCCAAGACCCAAAACAATTCTTGGCTATGGAAGATGAAAGCCATCATGCGCTTTACGAGATTGCTAAAGAGCATTTTCAGTCCCATTTTAAAGCCATCACTTTCTATGCCGCCAACAATTCGGGCGAGTTGATTGCCGCGATCTATTATCCGAGGATGTTTGACGCTGACGAAAATGAGGTACTAACCGTGCTTTGCCATGAGTGTGTTCACGTATGGCAGGAATTCGCGGAAAGCCTACATGAACACGAGCCTTCGCGTGAATTTGAGGCTTATACCATTGATGAGATTTTTGGAAACGTCCTGACTGAATACCGCAAGTTAGTGGAAATCAATAAAGCCCATACCGAGGGTAAAGCCATTAAACATAAAAAACAGCCCGACCTTGTTTAATTCCGACATTTGGGTAATTTGGGTTTTCCGCAACTCTTCGAATAATATATTATTAATAAGTGCTTACTTTATTGTATTATTAATATATTCGGAAAACTGCGGAACTCCCAAATGTCCCAAGTACAGGAAATCTTTCTTATCGGCGAAGATTTTGAGCCAGGCATCGTCGGAAATTCTGAAATTGATATTTTATTGGGCCATGACACGGCGATCTGTGGAGAGTTCGCAATCAGGAAGGAAGATGGCTATACACACTGTCCGGACTATTGCGAGGATAAGAATATAACTTTCAGGGAGTTATACAAATTAAACTTACATCCACTCATCCTTCCAGCCAGCCATGAATCCTCCAAAAGACGCTCTAAAAAAGCTTTAGAGAAAGCCGAACAGCTTCAAGACAAGTTTGTTGCAGTCTTTATTCTTGGCTCTGAATTTTACGTAACCAGACCATTTGAAAGTGAAAATACAGCACTAGCTTGCGTGCTTTGGTATGCGCTTGCTTATTACTCTTAAATAAAATTATTAATAAGCGCTTATTATTTACTTTTGGTTTTATTTTGCTTATCCTAGAGGCCATCGGACATGTTTGAAATGGTGCGTGTCTGACTTTTTAGAGGGCGCATATCATTTAGTAGCTGGTACGCGCCTTTTTTTTAGGTGATTGCATGACTGAAGAAACAGCCAACAAACGCAGATACCCTTCAGCAAGTGCTTGGGCAGAAGCAGAGGCGTTATGGGCTTCTGGTGATGTGACCCTAGAGGACTTAGCCAAGAAAGTCGGGGTAAGCGCAACTTCCGTTTCCCTTCACATGAAGAAGCGGAAAATCACGAAAGGGGAGAAGGCCAAGGAACATTCCGAGCGTATCTCCAAACAGGTCGCCGAAGATATTTTGTCAGAAGGGACCGTACATAGCCAAAGAATTAAGGAAACCAAAGAAGAACATTACAAGATGGCGACGGGTCTAGCTCGCCTGACTTGGAATGAAATTGTCACTGCCAAGGCAAAGGGCGGTGCTTATGCGGCGATTCAACAAAATTTAAAAGCACTAGAAATCGCTTCGAATGTTTTGGCAAAAATCCGCCAAGAACGGTACGCCGTTTTAGGTTTGGATAAGCCTGATGCTGTAGATGCTACTCAACTTCCGGAATTGGTAATTGAAGAATTGACGGCCGATCAGGTTCAACAATTGAAAGAGCGTGATTTCAACAATGGTAATTACGACTTTGAAGATGAGGACATGTTAGAGCCATCAAATGATTCAGGGGAATGATGGTTTTAGATGGCAGATAAGGTTCGGCTTTCATTGCATCCCAAGCAAATGGAAGTCTATCTTTCAAATGCTCGATTTCGCGTAGTGGTTGCTGGTCGCCGATGGGGTAAGACCAGCCTTTCGCGCACTCTAATTATCAGTAAAAGTAGAAAGCCAAGACAAAGAATCTGGTACGTGGCACCCACTTACCGAATGGCAAAACAAATCATGTGGAAGGATTTGATTGAAGCCATTCCTCGGAAGTGGGTAGTTAAGATTAACCATTCAAGCCTTGCCATTGAACTTGTTAATGGCACCCTGATTGAACTTAAAGGCGCTGATGACCCAGACTCTTTACGCGGCGTGGGTATCGATTTCTTGGTATTGGACGAATTCCAAGACATTAGCGAGGAGGCATGGACACAGTGTTTGCGTCCTACCCTTGCGTCTACAGGTGGTCATGCCATCTTTATCGGCACACCTAAAGCATATAACCAGTTATATACCGTCTATATGCAGGGACAAGACCCGAAAAAGGTCAAAGCTGGCCAATGGCAGTCATGGCAGTTCCCAACCATCACTTCTCCATTTATTCCTGAATCGGAAATTGAAGCGGCTAGAGCCGATATGGATGAGAAATCATTCAAGCAGGAATTTTTGGCTTCGTTCGAAACCATGTCTGGACGTGTTTATTACCCGTTTGATCGTAAGGAACATGTCGGGAAATATCCTTTTGATCCAAAACTGCCAATCTGGATCGGCATGGACTTTAACATCGACCCAATGAGTACCGTCATTATGCAGCCGCAACCAAATGGTGAAGTTTGGGTGGTTGATGAGATTGTCCAGTTTGGTTCTAACACGGAAGAGATTTGTGAAGAGATTGAACGGAAATACTGGCGGTATATGAAACAGATCGTCATTTTCCCCGATCCTGCTGGCGGTCAACGCCAACACGCTCGTGGTGAATCCGACTTAGACATCATGCGCGAGAAGGGATTTAAGAAAATTCTTTACAGAAGAAAGCACCCTGCAATTGCCGACCGAGTAAATGCAGTCAACCGTATGTTAAGAACTGCGGATGGAACAGTTGCATTAAGGGTTGATGAAAAATGTAAGCATTTGATCAATTCATTTGAACAGACCATCTACAAACCAGGTGGACGTGATGTTGATAAATCAGGTGGTGTAGAACACAGTGCCGATGCCATTGGATATGCAATCGAGCACCAATTCCCACTTCGTAAGATTGAAATTAAAGGCGTTTCAATTTAACCTATATTATTAGTAAGCGCTTACTAATATTTTAAAGGCGATAAGATGACAACCGAACTATCCTCATACAACCGACATGCAATAAGTTCAACCGCTTCCTCACAAGAAGCGAATGACCCTCTTGTACGTTTAGTATTACGTCGTCATCCACTATATGAAGCTATGTCCAAACACTGGATGTTTATGGATGACACCTATAGCGGTGGTAGAGAATGGTTTAATCATCATATCTTCAAATACATCAAAGAGGGTGATAGCGAATTCAAGGATCGGATTTCACGCGCTTATCGCTTCAATCACACCCGCGAAGTTGTAGATTTAATTAATAAATATTTATTCAAGCAGGAAATCACCCGCAATAAGGTAGATGCACCTGCCGACGTGGTGAAGTTTTGGAAAAACTGCACCAAGAGCGGCTTAACGATTGATGATTTCGTTCGCCAGATCAGTAAGAAAACCTCAATTTATGGTCGTATTGGGGTAGTTATTGATATGGATGCAGTGTCGGAAGATCAAAGACCCTTAAACAAACGGGAAGAAAAGGAAGCTGGGCTATCTGCTTACGCCTACATCATCACTCCGCTTCAAATGCTGGATTATTCGTTTGATGATCACGGCAAATTAAACTGGATGCTGATTCATGAAGTGGTTCGCGACGATGAGGACCCACTAAATTCAACAGGCAAGGCGATTCACCGCTTCCGCTTATGGACGAAAACGGAATGGAAACTGTTCGAAAAGCAGAATGATGATCAGAACGGCAAAATTACGATTAAAGAGATTGATCGAGGGAGCAATACCATTGGTGAAGTCCCAATCATTCTGGCTGACAACATCATTTCAGACGAAGAATATTCTGCACCATCCCTGATCGATGACATCGCCTATCTGGACAGGGCGGTTGCCAATTATCTATCAAACCTTGACGCCATCATTCAGGACCAAACCTTCAGCCAATTAGCCATGCCAGTACAAGGCATGTTGCCGGGCGATGAAAGCGAGAAAAAGCTCATTGAAATGGGCACCAAACGTCTCTTTACCTATGATGGGTCTGATGGCGCAAAACCTTACTACCTATCGCCTGATGTAAAGCAGGCTGACCTGATCATTCAAGTGGTCACCAAAATCATTAACGAAATCTATCACACCGTTGGATTGGCCGGCGAAAGAACCAAACAGGATAACGCCGTAGGTATCGACAATAGTTCTGGTGTAGCTAAAGCCTATGACTTTGAACGGGTAAACGCATTGTTAGCAGCGAAGGCAGATAGCCTTGAAGCGATTGAAAACAAAATCGTTGATCTGGTTTGCAAACGTCATGGGGTCAAACTGAAGGAAGACAGCACTCCTTTGGTTTCATATCCAGATAACTTCGATACACGCGGCTTATACGACGAATTTGATATTGCTGCACGCCTGATGCTGATTGATGCACCAGAAACCATTCGCAGACATCAAATGGAGTCCATTGTTGAAAAGCTCTTCCCTCAGCTAAGCAAGGCGTTGAAAGACGAAATGCTACGCGACCTAAAGAACTGGCCGACAGACCCTTTGGAAGAGTTGACCAACAGAACAACCGATACGACGGGAGAGGGGAATCTAAAGCGTAACATTACGCGCTCCTCTTCCGGCGCACCAACCAAACCATCGTCCAATAGCTCAACAAAGGCGAACAAAAAAACTCGCCAAGGGCAAGTGACAGAATCAACAAGCTAAGAGAACAGCGGAGACACATTATGCCTTTATGGATGCAATTACTTATTAACGGCGGCGTTTTACGAAACCCAGCAGACGGCGAGGGAAATGACCTCAGCGGTGGCGGTGAGGGCGGCGGAAACAATGACGATGTTACTGACGATGACGATCAGGGCAAAGAGACTGATTCGGAAAAAGATAAAGATGATGCCGATGAGCAAAAAGACAAACAGCCTAGCGGTGGCAAAAACAAGCCTACCGACAAAGAAGCTGAGTTGATCAAGGAGGTAATGAAACGCAAGGAGCGTGAAAAGAAGATTCTTCAAGAATTTGACGAATTCAAACGCCAATTTGCAGACATCGATCCAGAGTTGGCACGCAAGGCAATTGCCGCCCACAAAGAAAAGGAAACTCGTGAGCTGGAAGAAAAAGGTGAATACGAACGTGTTAAGCAAAGTATGGCCCAACAGCATCAGGAAGAAGTTAATCGCCTGCAACAGCAAATTAAAGACTTGCAACAACAGTTGGGAAGCAAAGATAGCCAGATCAACGAATTAACCATCGGCTCTAATTTCTCACGTTCCGTATACATTGCAGAGGAATTGACTTTAACCCCAAATAAGGCGCGTGCTTTATACGGCGCACACTTTGAAATCGAAAATGGAGAAGTGATTGGCTATGACAAACCTCGCGGCGCTGCAAATCGTACTGCATTGGTTGACAGTTATGGCAATCCGTTATCTTTCGATAAAGCAATGCAAAAAATCATCGAAGCAGATCCGGAGCGAGACACCTTGATTCGCTCTAAAGTTAATCCTGGAGCTGGTTCAAAAACCAAGCAGGAAAATAAAGGTTTACAGAAAGAACAACCTAAAACCACCTTGGAAAAAATCATGGCTGGCTTAAAGGGCGAAAGTTAATAATTACACCAAAAATATTAGTAAGCGCTTATTGATAATCAAATAGGCGTTTGCTAATATTTGACCAGTAACCATCGGCGCTAGAGAGAGTTAGTTCGTCCGAAGAAAGCTAATCAGTAAATGGAGCATTATTAATGCCTTTATTGCGCGAAGAAGCGGAAAAACTCTCGAACAACCAACTTGTTCAAGGCGTTGTTGAAGAAATTATTGACCGCGATGACCTATTTGCCGTTTTGCCATTTGTTCAAGTAAATGGTAAGGCGTATGTTTACAACCGCGAAAAAACCCTAGGTGGTGCCAACTGGCTTGATCCTAATGAAGTGATCGAAGAAGAAGGCTCAACATTCGACGAAGTGACAGCGCATTTACGCATCTTGGCTGGTGACGTTGATGTTGATAAATTCTTAGATTCTACAATGGGTGATACGAACGCTCAAAAGGCGATTCAAATCAAGCAAAAGGCGAAGGGTGTTGCTCGCGAATTCCACCGTACATTGGCTCGTGGTGATTCGAAAACTAACGCGAAAGAGTTTGACGGCTTTGACAAGCTTGTAACCTCTACTCAAATCGTTGACGCTGGTGCTGACGGCAATCCATTAACCCTTACCATGTTGGACGAATTGTGTGACGCTGTACCTAATGGTGCAGACGTGATCGTAATGCGTCGAGGTACAATCCGTGCCTACCGTGCATTGCTTCGTGCAACCTATGGTACTGATGCCGTAATGCAACAGTTATCTAACTTTGGTCGCCCAATGCTTACTCATAACGGCATTCCTATCATCATGAATGAATGGATTGCTGGCGATGAAGTGAAAGGCACGAATCAAAACACTACTTCAATTTATGCTGTACGCCTAAATGAAGTTGATGGTCTACACGGCCTTTATGGTGGTGGAAACGCAGGTATCGTTGTTGAAGACATTGGTACAGTGCAAAACAAAGATGCTACTCGTACACGTATCAAGTGGTACTGTGGTTTAGCTCTTAAATCCACTCGCTCAATTGCGGCAATTCGTGGCGTAACTAATATTTAACCACAAATATTAGTAAGCACTTATTGATAAAAAAGAGACTATAATTAGTCTCTTTTTTATTGAAAGCATTGTTTATATTGATTGTTTAAATACTAGTAATAACTTATTATTTAACTAAAATGGCAGGTTGGATTAAGCATGAAATTAAAATTAACCGGAGCTGGATTCGAAAATTATACAGGTCAAATGGGCGTGGTATTTTTTGAAAACGGCTTATCGAAACATGACGTAATGCCTAATGATGCAATTCGCATTGCAAGTACCATTGGCGCAGTCTGGGAAAACGGCGATCCCGCGAACTTAGGTGCAATTCATACACAGAACCTTATGACTCCCGCGCCTGATCTTCGTCAACAGTCGGGACTTGAATTGCTGCACTCGATTACTGGTCATGCTCACTTAAATGCAGATCAGGCTCAGAAGCATTCTGATCAGGTAGCCAGTTTAACGACTGGGGTAGATAAGCAGGAAAGTACGACCAAGAAAGCGGAACCTAAATACACTCAGGAAGCTTTGGAAAAGATTGCTGATGAAAGTGGCATTGCAGGATTACGCGAGATTGCAGCCGAATTTAATGTCAAAGGCAATTCAATTGCCACATTAATCAAAGCCATCATGAATGCACAGGAATAATGCCTGATGAATTACTACCTTGCCGGAACGTCAGTATCTCTTCCTATCAACTTTGTCGATGAGGACGGAAATCCCCTTGAAGTGACCCAAGGAAGCTATCGTATTGTCGATCAAAACGGGGTAGAGATTAAGCCAAAGGCCGAATTCGATGTCACACAAACCAAGGTAACTGTAGAAGCTGAATATAACCAGATTCCCGCTCTTAACCCTATGGAAATCAAGGTTGAGGACATGGACTCAATTGAGATCGATCATTTGCGCATTCTCCAATTTTATCTAATCAATCGAGATGGGAACACCTATGCGTTTGATGTCAGCTACCTCATTTCACCAAGAGAACGGTTGATTGTAGGTTTAAACAGTTTTCAGACATTAAATCAGGCAAAACTGACTGCATTGACGATGCCGGAAACGGAAGTTTTCCTCACAGAAGGCGAAGTTCGCAAGGTAGCGGCTTTGATTGAGGCGAGACAGCGGATATGCACGCTCAATATTCCAAGTGTCAATTTACAAGCCACGACACCATTCGCCTATCAGAAGCTATCAGAGCAATTAAAGGCCGCCTTGAGAAAGGCGCAAGTTGCGGAAGCTAATGCAATTCTTGGCGGTGGTGATCCCATCGAAATAGCTCTTGCACAGGGCCTTAAATCCAAAACCATTGGCGAAACCCATGAGAGCTATATCGGTGGGCGACAACTCAGGTTAGCGGTCAGCAAAGCAACTCTAAGATATTTGAGTGGCTTTGTATCGACAAGCAAGGTTATTGCGAGGGTTTAAAATGGACGAACAAAAGCGCTATTTGTTGGATTATTTCTCAATGAGATTCGCGAGTCTCATGGATAATTATGTTATGGCAATAAATGGCGCTTTTTTCACTACAAGGCGCGCAGGCTATACGCCTTCGCAGTATCAGATTGAAAACGCCAAGAATTTTGTGGCTAACGCACATTATTTATTCCTTGAAGCTGCTGGCAACACTCTTGAGCAGATTGCATCAAATTTGGACTCTCAAGAGGTGGCTTACAACATGTTCGAACTTGAACATGTCAAAAATCAACTTGTCTCTATTTCCATTGATATGTTGCGCCAAGCGAACCGCGCAATTTCTACAGGAATCCAAAACAAGGCGATTGAACTGCTCGGAAAGAATAATGCTCACGGCGCAATGGGCTTGTTAGTGCAAAAGAAAATGGCTGAACTGGAAATTACCGCAACAGATAGTGCAGGGCGTAAATGGAGAGAGCCATCTAGTCTTGTAAAAACCATCGTTCGGGATTTCATTTATCAATCACTTGTAGATCACCAGATTAAGTCGCTGCATGAATATGGCATTGACCTGATTGCTGTACCTGACATTGATAAGCCTGTGTCCATTCAAGGGCAGGCAGGTTATGTGGCATTAAAAGACGTAAGACATCACTTCCATCCGAATGGATATGACTTACCTGTAGGCTACACAGATGTTCACACCTAATCAGTTCTGCTTCGTTCGGGCAAGGAATGGCTATGATCACTTCGGCTTAGCCAAATTTGGGCTAAGACAAAAAGAACGTTGTGCCATCGTCAAGATGATTCAGCAAAGCAACAAAACCTCAGTTCGTGCGGACTCGTCTGCTTCGCGCGGTAACGCAAGGGAAGTGGTTGCAGATCTGGTCATTTTGCTTGAACCCAAAACCACAGCAACCATAGACTCAATCATTGAGTTTGGTGGAGACATGTATGTGGTGAAATCAATCCATAAACGGTTTGATATTCGCGGTAAGCATGATCACACCGAAGCGGCATGTACCTACTGGAGTGATAACGAATGAATCCACTAATTTTTATCGCTCAAATGCTCAATGACGCAGGGGTCGCCACTTTAGGGCAAAACCTGTTTATCAACATGATGCCAATTTCCGTAACAAACGGAATCTTGTTAAGGAATCCAATCAACGGAACCAAAATTGATCACGAATTAAAAGGGCATTACAACACCGAGTTTAAAGTGATTGTAAGAACAACAAGTTATGAATCTGGATACGTTGTGATGCGTAAGGTTTTCAAATTGCTAACCCTTGATAATCATGTGATTGAAAATATGCACATTAAACAATGTTATCCGGACAATGAGCCAATCGAATACCCGATCTCAGAAGGGAACACTCTCGAACTGGCGTCAGACTTCAAGATTGCCTTTAGCGAGATTACCTAATGGCCCGAAAGAACCTTCAGACCACAGGACTTAATGAGCTTCGTAAGAAACTCACCAAGTTAAGTGAAATGCCTAATGTTCTGGATTCCGAGCTAGGTAGCATTGCCAAGCAAATGCGCGATACTGCCAAGGCTATGGCACCCATTGAATATGGTGGATTACGCGAATCGATCAAGTACCGTCGGGTCGGTTATGAACGTAACAAGCTAGGGCAGTTCTTTAAGGGAGGCTTGGGTCAGCATACTGTTTACGTTAATTTGAATCAGCCGAGTCGCGGAGCAACGGTTGCAAAGTATTTCTTCTTTGTACACGAGCACATGAGCGTCGGGCGTACTGGAGGAGAGTTCCAGCCTTCCGAATATTCCGTGATGAATAGTGCACAACTTGGTGAAGTTGCGGGCGGTCGATTCATGGAACGGGCCAGAGTCAAATACGAAGTGCAAATTACCAAACTTTTGCAGCACAGAGCGGACGAGTTTATTAAAACTTTGTTCTAGTGAAAGTGTTTAAATTCCAAACATTATGGTATTCTTGGTAATGCAATTATTAGTAAGCGCTTATTAATAGTATTGGAGTAATGTATGGCTAACAACGATACCTCAAACGTTAAGCTTGGTGTATGTAAAGTCTTCTTTGGCGGTGTTGATCTTGGCTTCACCAAAGGTGGTGTTGAAGTGACAGTGGAAACTGAAACCCACGAAGTTCAAGTGGACCAATACGGTAATACCCCAATTTCCGAATATGTAATGGGTCGTACCATTACCGTAGCCGTTCCTTTGGCTGAAACCACGTTAGATAACCTTGTTGCCACTATGCCGGGCGCAAAGCTGGTAACTGATTCAACAGCCGGAACTTCAAAAGCGATTGTACCCACTGGCGTTGGCGTGAACTTGCTTGACTTTGCAGATGAACTGATCTTGGTTCCAAAAGGCGTAAATGGCGCGTTGAACTACAACGATGCTGTACGTGTTCCTAAAGCAGCAACTCCGGGTGCCATGACATTTGCTTACAAGCTTGATGAAGAACGAATCTTCAACTGTAACTTCAAGGGCTATCCAGTCATTGAAGGTAATGATGAAGTGCTTTATCAGGTCGGTACAGTAACCCCACCAGCAGCTAAAGCTTAATTTTCTCACAATATATTAGTAAGCACTTACTAATATATTAATGCAGCCTCATACTCGTGAGGCTGCTTTATAAGATTTTTCAGGAAGTTCGCTTATGAAATTACTCAACCTAGATCCATTAGTTAAATCTGTAGAAAAACGTGTTGTCGTCGTAAATGGAAAAAATCACGAAATCCGCACATTAAATGTGGAGCAATTTCTTCAAATCGTCGACGAGTCCAAAGCAATTGTGGAACGCGCAGAAAAGGGCGAATTCACATTGGCAGATGAAGTTCGCTTAACAAAGAAAGTAGTCGGCTTGGCTATTCCGACCATGACAGAAGAAGAAATCAACAAACTCGACGTAAGTCAGATTCAAGCCATTGCTGATTTTGCAAAAGGCAACGATGTAGAAGGGGTAGAGGAAGTCTCATCTGAAGAGACTCAGGAAGACCCACAGGGAAAGTAGAAGTATTGGCAATCGATTTTGGCTTTATCTTTTGCCAAATTATGCACTTCTATTCATTGAGCTATGAATGCGTATTGAAACTACCAATACGCATTTTCTGGCTTCTTAGCAAAAACATTCAACGCATTCAGGCCAGAAATGACTTACGTCATCTAAACGTTTCTACAGCAGCCACGTTTGGTGCGGCAGCATTCATGAGCGGTAACAGTAAATCCACCTTAACCAAAGACGTTACCGATCAATTACTCGCGGAACGGGGAGATGTCGTAAAAGTTAAATCAAATCCATTAGAAGCCAAATTGGACAGAGACGGTCTTGAAATGCTGCGAAGACTTAGCGCACCGAGGCAGTAATTATGGCTGGCGAAATTAATAATACGCTCAAGCTTGATATTAATCAGTTTGACCAAGCTATTCAAAAGGCATCAGATCGACTAGATAAGCTAGACAGCAATCTAGGCAAAACCAACGCTTCTGTCGAATGCTTGGAGAAGATTCTTAGTGGTTTGGGCGGTGATATTCGCCAGCTCTCTTCCTCATTCAAAACACTCGATGACAATCTGGCAGCTTCCTTGAAAATGTTAAGTGGGGTTCAGAAAAATACTGACTCACTTTCACGTTCATTGGATGGAGTGGAAAAATCCACTTCAAAAACTGCCAAGACCGCAGCCAAGTCAGCGAAAAGCATAGAGACTCTGGCTGAGTTCACACAAGCCTATGAGAAAAAGCTCAAAAATTTAAACCCTCTTTTGGATAAAGTTTCAAAGGGTCAGCAGATTCTTGAGGCGCACGCTAAAGCAACTGGCGATGAATTAGAGAAGCAATCTAAACGAACACTTGCAAATAATGCTAAAGCTTTACAGGCTGAAATTAAGAATAATGAGAAGCTGCTCGCTGAACGCCGTGAAATGGCTTATAAGGCGGCACAGATACAGAAACGTGCGGAAGTTAATTTAGCGGTACAGCAAAAACTTTATAACGGCACATTCTTCGGCAAGAACAAGAATTCCACTTCTGAAAAAGCAGTGGAAATGCGCGCAAATATTGAATTGTGGCGCAAAGAAGCAGATGCAGCGAAGCTTGTTAAGGAGCAAATTAAATCTGTCATTCGTGATATTGAATATCAAAATGGCGAGCTGCAAAAAGGTGTAAACCTGCTCAATCAGCAGATCGAACGCACCCGCGCGCTTAAAAACCAGCAATCGGTAGAACAAGCCAAATCCCGTCAGGAACAAAAGAGCCTAGATACTGCACGTAAACGCCAAGAGCTTGAAAAGAGAACAGAAGCTTGGTGGAGAGAAGCGCTTTATAACCGCGAACGCAGAGAGGAAGAGGCTGAGCGCAAACGCATCGAAAAACGCCGTCAATTAGAACAGGAATATTCAAACTGGTTTAATCGCGAACTCGACAAACGGGAACGCCGAGAAGCCGATGCACGCCTGAAACAGCGCCCCTTAATTCGAAACATCGATGAAGAACGTCAAGCTCAGACAAGAACTGCGGATGCCCGTCGCAAGTTGGAGCTGGACTATACAGGCTGGTGGACAAGAACGCTTAACAACCGAGATCAAGCTGCTCAACGTGCCGCTGAACAGGCAGAACGTGACGCACATCGGGTCAGAATGCAGCAGCTTAATGAAGAGCGTAAGGCTCAAGAGCTTTTGCATCGTGAGCAAATGTCTGTTGCCAAAGACCTTGCCGCAATGTACGCAAGTATCAAGATCAATCAAGGTCTAGGCGGAGCTGTACACAAAAATATGGAATTAGAGCAATCTAAATTCCGTCTGGCTATGTGGAACCTGCCAAAAGAAGAGCAAGCACGATTCCTGCAAAAATCCAGAGACTTAACCAAGACTGAAAAATATCTCACCAATGCGGAAGCTATTGATGCTCGTCTTGATGCGATGGCAGCAATGGGCGGCAACCATGAAAAAACTATTGATGCCACTTTAGCAACCGCCACCCGTGTAGCTCACATCTTGCGAGCCACTGGTAACGAAACAGGCTCAAACAGTGATCTTGTAAAAAACTTGTACGGATTCGCCGAAGCCCGTCAAGTAATGAACAATGTCGATGAAATTAACAAGTCATTCGAGACACTATTAAAAATCTCCAATGTCTCAAACGGCAAAATCAAAATTGCCGACGTTGAAACCATTGCCCGTAACATGGGAGGTATGAGAGCTGACGTCTCAGCAGATGGCTGGTTAAAAATCGCAGCGCTTGGTGAGCAGTTCAAGACCGCAGGTGGTGGTAATGGTGGTGGCGGTGGTATCGCAACAGTAGGTACCATGCTCAAAATGATGGGGCTATACGGTTCAGGTAAGACAATTACCAACCGCGCTGTAACCGATCTTATGGGTGCCGACATCCTCAACGAGTTCAAAGACGGGGATGCTGAAAAGGCGTTCAGGGAAAACGCCAAAAATATCAAAGAATTTACCAAGATGATGAAGAACGCGGGCTTCAAAGACTTGAAGTCTATGGGTGAAGATCCGGTTAAATTCTTCTCATCTTTACGCGGTCAAATTCTTGATTACATGATGCGGGAAGATAACTTTGCCCGCTTCTTTGGTGAAGGGACCAAGCGTTGGACCTACAACCAGAAAGGTCAGATGATCAACAGCGAAGGTAAAGTTGTTGACCCTAATGAACAAAACAAGATTGAGCGCACAGGTTTTACACGCTGGGCATCAGGCATGGGTTGGTCAAATAAAACCGTAGACGGTTTGACCACCATGCTAGACAAACGCTTCATTGACCGCGCAAACGAAGTGGCAGAAAGCGCTAAGCGTTCAGCGGAAAGTCAGCAAGCTCTAAAAGCTGCACAAGACACATTGAAGGGCAGCACCGATAACCTAATGGCGTCATTAGGTCGTTTAGCTGAATCGTTTGCTCCACTTTTGCCTGTTTTAACAGGATTCGTTAATGGTCTAACCAAGGCGGTAGACGGCGTTGCAAACTTGATGAATCTACACCCGGCAATTGCCATTGTGACTGGGCTAGGTATAGGTTTTGGCGCACTTACATTAGCGACAAGTTTATTTTTTGGGAAGCTAAACCTTCTTAGCCGTCTTGTATCAACATTCCTTCCAGCATTAGGCGGTTTAGGTAAGACTGCCCAAACTTCTTCTGGCCAATTGGCTACAGCAACAAGCACAGCAAATAACTTAGGTCAGGCAGTATCGAAAATGGGAGATGGCACAAAAAATGTTGTGCCTAAAGTTTCCAATATGAGTACCCGTGTGCTTGGCATTCTTGGAGGAATGTTGCGCTGGGCAGGCTGGGTTGGCTTAGGTCTTCTTGTGGGTCAAATGTTCATTTCTTGGCTCGATAGCGTTAACAAGAATGAAACCCCGTTAAGAAGCTCGTTCCAACGCTTAGTTCAGGGGTTACGTGACGACCTGATCGAAGGACTGAAGGGTCTGCACAAAATCTGGAATAACGCGCTAATTCAATTAGGGATTGACACGGAAAATGCGCGTCGAAATCTTCGTGATTTAGAGAACTACAAAGGTGAAGTTTTAAAAATTCCAGTTAAAGGAGTTACGGCAGAAGAAGGCGGTGGCTTTACCTCAACACCTGCAACCCGTGAACTTGGAAAGAAAATCACCAAATTGCTTGAGAAGCGGGAGCTTGTAGAAAAGGGCAAAGGCTTCTTAACTAATGCGCTTGACGGTGGCAAGCAGCAGTTAAAGGATATTGACGCTACGCTTGCCGAGTACAGACGAGGTATGAAATTAGGTGGGTTGGTTTATATCGAGAAAGGCCCATACGCAGGGCAAGTCGTTCTTAAAAAGGAAATTGAAAAGAACGCCAAACTTCTCAAAAATAAGCAGAAGCAAGCTGCTGCCGCTAAAGCTTCGTCAGCAACCTCTACAGGAAGCGTATTACCTACACCATCAAATCTTGCCGATTATTCTGCTCCGGCAATTGGAGCTGGTGGAGGCTCAACGCCTAAAGAGAAAACTGGACGAGGCTACGATCGTCAATGGAACAACCTATATCGTGCGGATGTTGAAAAAGCCTTATTGGGCGCTCAAGACCGTGAAACAGATATTAGTGAAATTCTCGGTCAACCTGTTGACTACCTCAAGAGAGCGAAGAACGACTTTATCGAGCGTTGGATGAGCGGCAAATGGGATGACAATAATGACCCGCGCTCACGTCCATTCACGAAGGGTACATACAATCCTGATACGGGTTGGACTAAGGATCAAATTGACTGGGATGGCATGTATAAAGGTCAACATGTCAATGAGTTCCTTAACGCTCAAATGAAGAAGTTGATGGCTGATGACTACAAAGCATCAATTCAGTTTGCTGCTGAAAGATCGGCTTCAACAGATGAGGACTTTAAAAATGTCCTTGATCAGTTTGTCGAGAATGATGCCAAGAAGTCTGATGCCTTAATGGCTTTGGAACGTCAGTTCGCCCGTTATGAAGTGCGGAATCCAATGGCACTCCAAGCAGGCGGTTACAACGACTTTAAAGACTTTGCTCTTAACCATCAGGTTGCCAAGGACACTTTATCTAGAGCTTATGAGTCGAAAAATATCAACAAACAACTCGCCATTGATCTAATGGATAGTGAAGTTGATCGACGTCAAGCTTCTGCTGATTATGCTTATGATGAAGTTGCCAAGGAAATCAATGAGCAGCGTAATGCGCTAGAAAAGCGGATTCAGATTACCAAAACGATGATGGAAAACGATGAGACTGCCAAAAAAGAATATGCAGAACTCATAAAAGCCAAGGAACTGGCTGAAGAGGAATTCACCAAGCGCTTAATGCTTGAGAATGAAAAGCGTGTTCGCGCCTCTGAATCCGCAACACAGCAGATGCTACGCCAATACCGTGATCTGAAAGCGGGTATTGAAAGCATTAACCAGAAGTGGACCGAAAGTGCTATCGACTCAGTTGCCGACCTCATTACAGGACGGATGAGTTTCAAGGACTTTGACTGGCGTCAAATTGGATCTGATATTTTTGCCGATTACGCGAAAATCTTTGTAAAAGATTCGGCAAGCAAATTAATTACCAATGTAATGGGGAATCAGTCCATTTTTGATCTGGGTAAATCCTTATTGAGTGGCAAAGCTGCTGGTGGAATGGGCTGGGCATCAGACTTGCTAAATAGATGGCGTGGTTTAGGTCCTTATGCTCCGGCTGTTGACCCAAATACTGGCGAATCTACGAGTGCTGCGGTCAATACTGAAATTACTGACACTATCCCGTTATTTGACAAACTACGCGCTACCTTAAATCCACTGACTCAAGGATTAAGTTCATTATGGGAAAATGTCAGCAGCGCATCACAAGGTCTTTGGACTTTTGCGTCAGATGCTATCAGCAAGGCAATTAATGCTTTGTTCCAATGGGCAACAAGCCTGTTGGCATCAAGCACTGCTTCCAGCGGCTCATCGGGCGGTAACTGGTTAGGCACATTGTTCCAAGTCGGAATGGCCGCTTATGGAGCTTACAGCGGCACCGGAGCAGGTATTGGAGACATTAGTAGCGGTGCTTCATATCAAGTCGGCGGTGGCTTCAACAGCGCTGTAGGTTGGAGTGGTACATCGCAGTTCGCCAAGGGTGGAATTTTTACCAACTCTATCGTGAATGAGCCTACGCCGTTCATGTTTGCCAAGGGTGGAAGTTTTGCAAATGGACTGATGGGAGAAGCAGGACCAGAAGCAATCATGCCGCTTACTCGCGATTCATCGGGTAGACTCGGTGTTTCCATGTTGGGAGCGGGTGACGCTTCAAACGTCATGCAAAATCACGTTCAAATACAAATCACCGTAAACAATGATGGTAGCTCTTCTACAAGCGCATCTGGCGGTGATGCTCAAGAATACAAACAAATGGCGAAGCAGGTCGAAGCCATTGTCATGAGCACCTTGGACAAACAAAGCAGACCGGGAGGAAGATTATATAAGAAATAATATATTTACCCTCTTTAATATTAGTAAGCGCTTACTTATAATTAGGTAGGCGCTTAATTTCATTCTGAGTCTTATGGAATTTATTTGGAAGCCCGATTTGGGCGCTGAAAAGTCGAAAAAGCCTTCCGTCTCTACGGTCAAGTTTAATGATGGCTACGAAGCTCGTATTCCTAATTCTATTAACCCAAGTTTGCGGGTATGGAACTGCACCTTTACCAACAACCTGCAAACGGCAAATGAAATTGACGAGTTTCTTAACAAAGCCAATGGCACAACCGCATTTGATTGGATTGACCCACAAGGCAAAAAAGGCAAGTTCGTCTGCCGCGAATGGAAGATGAATCAAATCAAATTTGGTGTTTTTCAGATTACCGCAGTGCTTGAAGAGGTTTATGAATAATGGGCGAGAAAATCGCTGTAGCTGAAATTCAATCGTTGTCACCAACAGCAGAAGTTGAACTGTTTGTTATTGATACAACAAAATTTGGCGGCGATGTTATTCGTTTTTGTTCTGGCGTAAATGCGTTTCACCAACCGATTTACTGGCAGGGAGAACGCTATGACCCTTTACCTATTGAAGCAAGTGACTTTGATGTCAGCAGTCAGGGCACTTTGCCTACGCCTAAGCTAATTCTGGCAAACGTAAGTGGTTTATTTTCGTCACTTGCGGCGGAGCTGGACAACCTTATTGGATGCAAGGTTATCCGTAAACGTACATTTGGCCGCTTCCTTGATGAAGTGAACTTTCCTAATGGAAATCCAGAAGCCGACCCAACGCAACATTTGCCAGATCAAATTTGGTTTATTGATCGAAAGGTTAATGAAAGCCGCGTTTCAATTGAATGGGAATTGGCATCAGCCTTTGATTTCCAAGGTGTTCAACTACCTTTCGGTCAGGTGACCAAGAATGCATGTCGCTGGCAGTACCGTTCGCCAGACTGCGGTTGGACAGGCGGTTATTTCACAAAGGATGACAAGCCGACAGATGACCCGAATCTTGATGCCTGCGGGAAACGGGTTAGCTCTTGTACTTGCCGATTTGGTGAAAATGCCGTTCTTCCATACGGCGCATTCCCAGGGGTGCAGCGCGTATGATCGACACACGCCTACTTAATGAAATTAAACAACATGCGATGGATTGTTATCCAAATGAAGCTTGTGGCTTTATTGTTGTCAATAAATATAAGTTAGCGCTTACTATAAAATGTCGTAACGATTCGCCGTTCCCGAAAACTCATTTTCTTATTAATCCCGATGAGTATCTTCGCGCAGAACAGGAAGGTGAAATTGTTGGTGTATGGCATACGCATACCAATGGCAATCCGAAGCCAACCGGATCTGATTTGGCCGGCTGTGAAGTGACAGGCTTGCCTTGGTACATGCTAATGGTCGAGAAGAAAGGGGACGAATTCCATTTTAACGATCTCGTAGAGTTTTCACCAACCGGATATGAAGCCCCATACGAAGGTCGTCCATATGTATATGGCTCTTTCGATTGCTGGACGCTTTGCCGCGACTTTTACCAACGTGAGTTTGGTATCGAACTTCGTGACTACCCGCGTGTAGAGAAGTTCTGGACCAATGAAGAAACCAATTACTTCATCAATAAGTACGAAGAAGTAGGGCTTGTCGATGTGACAAATCAGCCCCTTCAGTACGGCGACATTCTTTTTATTCAAACCGACAACAGTGGCAACCCAAACCACTCAGCCATTTATGTCGGTACAGAAAAAATCCTTCATCACTGCGAGGGTCGTTTATCTCGCTACGACGCCTATGTCTACGGCTCCTACTGGCTTAAGCACACTGTTAAGCAAATGAGGCACAAAAGTAAATGTTAGTCGATGTTTATTTGCACGGAGAACTTGGAAAGAAATTTGGCAGAAAGTGGAGCGTTGCCGCGCGAGGTCCAAGTCACGCTTTAAGACTTATCAACGCAAATACCTCTGGTTCATTGGTCAACTGGTTGCGTGAAAAAGCAGCCAAATTCGCTCATTACCGCGTTTTATGCGAATTCCAAGATGGAACCAAGCGTCAATTATCTGATGAGGATTTTGGCTTGGTTCACGGTGAACTCAAAACCATTCGTTTTGTACCTGTGGTTGTCGGTGCAGGTGGTAATGGTGTCTTGCAAACAGTGGTCGGTGTTGTCCTTCTAGTTGCCAGTATTTGGTATCCAGCTTTATTACCAACAGCATTCGGGATGCTCGCAGGCGGTATCTCTCAATTACTTGCGCCTAAACCTAAGAAAAATGGCGAGTCCCAACGAAGAACGTCCCATTACTTCAATGGCACTGAACAGACCGAAGTTCAGGGCGGACCAATTCAGCTCATTTACGGCAGATGTCTAGTTCAAGGAACGCCTATTTCAGTCGCTATGTCGATTGACCAGTTGTTGTTTGAAGGCGAATAAGCAAGTTAATTGGGGAATGATGTATGAACGCTAAAATTAAGAAATTTGGTTTTCCTTTACCAATTGCAGGGGCTTCTGGAGGCAGCAAAAGCCCTTCCGTGCCGAGAGAAGATCCAGATAACCTTCAATCTAGCGCGTATGTAAATATCATTGATCTAATTGGCGAAGGTCAAATCGGTGGTCTGGTCGATAACGTTGACGGCGACAGTCTTACCGAAAAAGAAAAATCAATCTTTTTTGATGGAACTCGCTTACGTCATACAAACGGTGAACTGAACTTCGCGAATGTGTCTTGGGCGGAACGGGTCGGTTTACAGCGACAAGACTACATCGAAGGATTTGGCGAAGGGGTAGAGACTCCTTTTTACAAAAACGTACAGCTTAAATCCGGCATCCCTAGCGCATTTACGGTTTCAAATCCAAATGCAGATCGCGTTCGCATCATTTTGGCCGTGAACTCTCTTTTGTCTACCGATCGCAGCTCCGGCGATACCTATGGCACTTCCGTAGAGTTCCAAATCAAGTTGTCGGTAAACAACGGCCCTTATGAAATCTTAGCAAACAAGAAGATCACTGGTAAAACGACATCACGTTATCAGCGTTCTTTCTCTTTCGACCTTCCAAAAAAGAAAGCTGACGGTACACCAATTACCGCTTGGTCATTCCAGATCACAAGAACAACCCCAGATTCAAATTCATCGTACCTTCAAAACACAACATTCTTCGAGAGTTACTCGGAAGTTGAATTAACTAAGTTTTCATATCCAAACGTTGCATTGGTCGCTACCCGATTCAGTTCAGAAACGTTTAGTTCAATTCCTAAACGTGAGTATCTGGTAGATGGTCTATTAATTAAGGTTCCGTCAAACCGCAATAAAGACGGGTCATACACAGGGCCTTGGGATGGTACTTTCAAGCTTGAGTCATCAAGTAACCCTGCATGGATTCTGTATGACCTGTTGCTTAGCAAACGTTACGGTCTAGGCGAATACATTACGCCTGAAATGATCGACGAAAGCCGTTTGTATGTGATTGGCCAGTATTGCGATCAGCTTGTAGACGACGGCTTTGGCAACAAAGAACCGCGATACACAATCAACTGCGTTATCAATACTCGCGTTGAAGCGTATGACCTCATTGTCGATATTTGCTCGGCATTTAACGGCATGGCTTACTGGGCAGGCCATATGGTGGGCTTTACCATCGATGCGCCAGGCACTCCGCAAATGCTGTTCAACAATACCAATATTGTTGGCGATTTCTCTTATCAGGGAACTTCGAATAAAGACCGTCATTCAGTCGCGGTAGTTACATGGAATGATCCGAATGACGACTACAAACAAGTTCCAGAAGTAGTTGAAGACCCTGAACTCATTGAACGCTATGGCATTCGCAAAACAGAAGTCATGGCATTCGGGTGTACGTCACGCGGTCAAGCTGCTCGTTATGGCCGTTGGTTGCTATACAGCGAGCACCAACAGTCAGAAACAATCACATTCAATGTCGGCATTGATGCAGCTCTCCTTTTGCCGGGTGATTTGATTTACGTTCAGGACCGTGACCGCGCAGGTAAACGTTTTGGTGGACGTTTACTAGATTGCACAGCCAAACAGGCAGTTCTTGATGATCTGGTTGATTTTGGGGAATTTACCGATTTGACGCTTGTGATCCGTTTAGAAGATGGGTCATTAGCAGAGCGCGTAATTGCTTCTCATACCAAAAAGACAGTAACCGTTTCTGGACACACCAAAGAAGTAACAGTGGTGGAATGGGCTGAAGCCTTGACGGTTATGCCTGTCAAATACGCTTTATGGATTATCAAAGCGGCAGAATTACAACCAGTAATCGCTCGCGTTGTAAACGTTGCTCAAGGTGAAGAAAAGGGCACTTATAACATTACTGCCGTTCCTCACAATCCTAACAAGTATCAATCTATTGAAAATGATTTGATGCTTGATGTTCCGCCGACTTCAATCTTGAACTCTCGCAATCAGGAACCTCCTGCAAGTGTCGAGATTAAGAGTGAAATTATTACCACTCAAAACGTCGCAAAAACTCGCCTCGTTATTAGCTGGAAAGAAGCGAAAAATGCAGCGCGTTATGAAGTCGAATGGAAACGCAATGATGGCAACTGGGTCAAGCTTCCACAGACCACTTCATTAAGTATTGAGGTTGAGGATGTATACGCGGGAGCCTATACAGCTCGCGTTGTTGCGTACAACCTTTTTGGCGCACGTTCTTATCCGAAGTATTCAACAAGCACCGACGTAAAAGGAAAAGTTGGCAAGCCAACTAATGTCCTTTCTTTGACAACCACGCCGTTATTGTTCGGCATGAAGCTCGATTGGGTTTATCCGGCAGGTAACTCTGACCTATCACATGTTGTCATTGAAGTGAGTGATCGGGCTGATGGTTCAAACCCTAGATTGCTCGGTAATGTTTCATATCCTACAAACACCTTGACTATTCAGGGATTACAGGGCGGTCTTGATCAATGGTACAGAACGAAAACCGTTGATAAGTCTGGCAATGAAAGTGATTGGTCGAACTTCGTTAAAGGCACGACTGGAAATGACCCAGATCAGGTACTTGATCTAATCTCTGGTCAAATTGGGGAAAGCGACCTTGCAACTGAATTACAGGGCAAGATTGAAAATTCAGTAACCGTATCTGAAGCCGCAAAGATTGTTGCTGACAACGCTCAAACGGCAGCAACAAACGCACAAACAGCAGCGACAGATGCCAAAACAGCAGCTTCCGAAGCTCAAAAAGCAGCAAGCTCTGCCCAGACACAAGCGTCATCGGCTCAACAAATCGCTAGTGAAGCAAGCGCTACAGCGGCTAACGCCAAAAATGCAGCGGACCAAGCTGTAACGGCTGCAACTTCTGCAAGCAACGTGGCGACAACTGCCAAGAATGCAGCGGATACGGCTAAAGCTATGGCTGATAGCGCCTCTACGGCAGCAGCCAAGGCAAATACAACTGCTACAAATGCTCAAACTACAGCAGATAACGCAGCGGCAGCCGCATCTAAAGTGGCTTCCGATTTAACATCTTCGACTAATCAGTTAAACCAGAAGATCGCTGACGAGGCAAACGCCCGCACTACGGCAATTTCTAAACTGAATGACGGCCTCACCACAGAAACGTCTCAGCGCAAGTCAGAAGATGCTGCACTGTTAAGCAACATTGAGACTTACAAGTCGAGCACAAATGACACTTTGTCTAGTCTGCAAACGCAAATTAATACCAACGCGACAAATACAAGTGCAAATACATCAAAAATCACTTCGCTTGACTCTCGTTTAACCACAAACGAAGGCAAAACAGCAGATGCGATTAATGCAGCGGCAACAGCTCAACAAACCGCAAGTTCAGCGGTAGACAAGGCTAATGCTGTTGCAAACTCCGTTACTGCTCTTAAATCAGAATTAAGCAGCGGAAAAGGCATTAATAACATTGTAGCGCCCTTCTCGGATCCGCAAGAACTTCCAGCTCTTGGTGGGGCGAGTCGCACCGTAGCTTTGGTGGACTCTGCGTTACGTCGAAACGGCAAGGCTTACAAAGTGTCATTCACGGCGGCGGCTCATTATGTGTATTTCGGCCCCGCTCAAGCCGCTCTAGCACCATCACAAATGGCGATGCAAGTTGAAGCGGGGCGCGCTTATACATTTAGCGTTTGGTTGAAGGCTTTATCAACAGCCGTTCCGTCATTCCGTTTCAACATCCTGTGGTTTATTCGTGACCCTAGCACTGGAAACATCACAACAAATGCCGGAATCATTTTTCCACAAGGTCAAACAGATTCTTACATTGCTCCGAACGCTAACGGCCAACGATACTCATTTAGACCAGTCAACTCACCTGCAAATGCAATCGGCGCCACCGTCTATGTCGTAGGTAACCCTTCAGGGCCTTCTGCCGGCGAATACCTCATCGATATGTTGATGCTTGAAGAGTCTGTCGGTTCCGAAAAGCCTGCTTCTACGTGGACGGCGGGTCCTGCTGATCTAAATGCGATTAAGAATGCCTTAGATACAAACGCTGTAGCAATCAACAACCTAACTACACGCGTTTCGAACAACGAGGGGAAAATTACATCTCAAGGCAATTTGATCACGCAACTAAACAACAGCATTAATACGATTAATGGAACCCTTTCAAACAAAGCGGATGCTACTGCTTTAAATGCATTAACAACTCGCGTTTCTAATGCTGAGGGGCAAATTTCATCACAAGGGTCGTCAATTGTCTCTCTTCAAAACGATCTAGCATCTACCAACAAAGCCGTTTCAACCAAAGCTGACTCAAGCGCTCTCAATTCTTTGGATTCAAAAGTCTCAGAAATTGATGGCCGAGTAACAAGTAATGCCAACGCTGTTACATCTCTTCAAGGGCGTGTTACGACAGTTGAGAATGGGCTATCAACCAAAGCAGACGCATCTGCTTTAAACAACTACTACACAAAAACTGAGGCTGATTCTGCCACCTCTGGCGCAATCGACAAGTTCAACAGTCAATTGACGATTGGTGGCGTAAACGTTGTTGCAAACTCGGAAGCTCCACGCACTTCAACTGCCGCAACGAAGCGCGAATATTTACTGTATGAACGTAGCGCCGAATTAAAAGCGTTCTATGACGAAAACCTTGAGAAGCCAATCACGATTTCGTTTGAAATGAGCGTTCCTGTGGCTGGACCAGTTCAAGTTTATTCTTCAAATGGTTCCGCTCACCAATTCGTTACTTCCGTTAATGCAATTATCGTAAATCAATTTGCCAAATATTCAGTAACAGTTAGTCCAAAAGCGCATACGGCAAGTACAACTGTTTCGACAATTGAGTTCTATGGAACGTATGGAACTGGCCGTATCCCGACGATTCGTAAATTACAAATTGAAGCGGGCACAAAGGCTACCGCTTGGAGTCCAAGCCCTCGTGATACAAAGGCTGCAATTGACGCCAATGCTTCTGCAATTCAAACGACCCAAACAAAAGTTGACAATATCGATGGTCGGCTAACCACTGCTACAGATTCGATTACGTCACTAAATTCGCGCATGTCTACAGCCGAAGGAAATATCAACAGCACAAATACTGCGGTTGGTGGACTTTCGACACGCATGGCAACCGCTGAGGGCAAGATCACCAATCAAAGTGATTCAATTGCATCGCTACAAAATAGCGTCACCTCAATCAATGGAACACTGGCAAACAAAGCCGATTCAAGCGCGGTCAATAACTTAACTAGCCGAGTGGAAACAGCCGAGGGCAAGATTTCAAGTCAAAGCGGGCAGATTACTTCGCTTAGCAATAGCCTTGATCTAACAAACAGTAACTTGAACGACGTAAACGTTCTGGCGCGACTGTTATCTCTTGGCAAGCCTCTACGCGACGATCCAACTTTCAAAACGACCTCTGCTGGCGGGTTGTCTGCATACAATTTCCCTGCGGGCACCTCATGGATTAAGCAAGCCAAGTCAACGGACAACCCTACTGGCTCAACCAATGAAATGCTCATTAAGGCAACTCAAGCGTTGGGCGGTGGCTGGTATCCAACTTCACCTACGCTTGTACTCACTGCAAATAAAACCTTCTTAATTAAACAAATTATTAAGATGCCAGTGGGTACAAAATTACAAGCCATCGGTAATGCTACGGGTACGGGTGGATACATCCGAATCTTGGGTAATGATCTAGGAACTGGCAAATTTGAAACGTACTACTCTGTCGTACAAGGTGGGGCTGATTTAAGTGGCTCTACTATTCAAGGTCATTTCCGCGTAATTGCCGGCACTAACCCGCCAGTACCAACCGTAGATAATCCTGTTTTTGTCATTCTTGCTTCTTATGAAGTATTTGATGTAACGGCTGTGAACGACACCATTCCAAAGGCTTATAGCGATGCTATTGCAGCCAATGCGAATGCGATTAACACCCTGTCAAACACCGTCACTCAGCAAGGTAATACAATTGCTTCTCACAGCAATTCGATTACCCAACTCAACAACAGCATTACTAGCATTAATGGCGCACTTTCGAATAAAGCGGACGCGAGTGCATTACAGTCATTGGATTCAAAAGTAACGCTAATCGATGGCAAAGTTACTTCAAATTCATCGGCCTTAACGGCTTTACAAAGCAGCTTTGATGGGTTGCCGAATCAGGGCGTGAACTTGCTTGGCCCTGAGATTTCAAATCCAGTAGAAAAGCCAACCAACTGGACGTCTGGATTGCCATTTGAAATCATCCAATCGCCAGATACGGTAAATGTACGCGCGTTCCAATTCACGATGCCTGCTTCTTCAGGGAACGGCACATACTTCAACATTGGAGGCGGCCAAGTTCCGCGACAGTGGCTAACAGAAGGTACATACATTTTTAGTTTTGTTGCCAAAACTGTTGGCGGAACCCCACCGCATGCTATTGAGTGGCAACTCTACAATGTAGATAGTACACGCCTGCGCTTTAATATTACCGCAACATTAACCCGCTATAGCGGGGTGTTCACGGTGCCCGCTGGTGGTGCCGCTGCATGTATGCTGTTAATCGGAAACCCTACAGGCAAACCTGCGGGACAAGTTATCAATATCGAAAGAATGATGCTTGAACGGCAAGTTGGCAACAACACAACCCCTTCGGCTTGGATTGCAGGTAGCGACCCAACCGGAATGATTCTTTCAACGCAAGCCAAGGCGACTGATTTATTCAACACAGCCACTAGCCAAAACGCCGCGACTGCGGGACGCGTCACTAGCCTCGAAAGTCGCATGACGACCACAGAAGGCAATTTAAACAAAAAGGCTGATGCTTCTGCGCTTCAAAACCTCGACACGAAAGTTACGAATGTCGATGGCAAAGTAACGTCAAATACCAATGCCATTACAGCTTTAAGTTCAACTTTAAGCAACGCTACTTCAAGCATTTCAATGAATGCGGGTAATGCACAGGGCGATTGGACATTCTTTAATACGTCAGGCGAATACTCAATTGTTGCACAAGCGGATGGCCAAGCGGGTCGTGTTATTCAACTTGGAAATAATGCTGGCAATGATATTGTTTGGATGCATCCGAATAACTTCATTCCTTTTGATGCAACTAAGACATATCGACTTCGTGCGCGGTATCGCCGTCGTGCCGGAACAGGCACAATTTACCTCGGTGTCTCTCAGAAAACCCCAGACAAGGCACTATACGTAACAACAGCCAACGCATTATCGGGCGACATGGGATCTTCTAACTATGTCGTTAATGCCCACGCGCCTGCGATCGATGAATGGCAAGAAATCGTTGCGTATATCAAAGGTCGATCAGCAGGAGCGGCATCAGGTTCAGGCTCAAAAACAAGCCCACGTACTGTTTCACAACAAGCAGGCTTCATCACGCCGATGTTTATTGCAAACTATTCGGCGCAAACGGGCATTGTTGAGCTTGATTACCTAATTCTGGAAGATGCAGAGGCAATTGTTGCCAATGATGCAAATGCATCAGCGATTAGCGCTCTTGATACCAAAGTATCAGAAGTTGATGGACGCTTAACGACAGCAACAAATTCAATCACTTCGCTTAACTCTCGTATGAGTGCGGCAGAAGGGAATATCTCAGCGGCAAACTCGGCTCTAAGCGGGCTTTCGACAAGAATGACGGCTGCTGAAAATGGTTTAACAAATCAAAGCAACGCGATTACTAATTTAAGTAACAGCTTGACGGTTACAACCAATACAGCCAACGCTGCATTGCCAAAGATTCAGGGCGGCACTGGCGCAGCTAAGTTATTTAGAGGCGTGCTGGTGTGGCAACAAAACGGCGCAAATCTAACTGGCAATATCGTAATCCAAACGCCAATTACGTTCACAAATAAAATGTTCCGACTTTCACTTACTGGCTATAACTACTTGGCCGCTAAGAATGAAATTAATCTGAACATTGGGGGTTATGCATATTCGGGCACCTCTCTACTTCAACATGGTGTAGTGAATTCGGGCACCATGCCAATTCGAGTTCGCATGGGCGTCCGTAATGGCACAGTAGTCATTATTTTGACGTCCCAAGCGCCCGGTGCTTATTGGCAGTATCCAAAATTCAACATTGATGCCGAAATCGGCTATACAACTCCGCCAGACGAATGGATGAATGGTTGGTCTGCAAGCTTCATGGCAGAGGCAGACCTCGCATCTAATGGCATTTCGGCGATCATTGAGCCGTCTTTATTAGACATTTCAACAACGCTTAATGCCACTGCATCTGCAATTAGCAATCTGACAAATGCTGTGTCTCAACAGGGTAATACAATTACTTCACAAAGTAATTCTATTACCACCTTAACCAACAAGATTACTAACAACGATTTATCGAATCTTGTTCTTAATCCTGATTTCGTAGACCCGAAAAGCGATTGGACATCTGGCGTAATTGTTGATGCGACTGACGCAGCACCTAACCCGCCTTCTCCAAAAGCATTAAGACTGAATAACCGCGATAGTTATTACGGTCCTTTCGTCAAATGTAATGTTGGCGACATGTTCTATGTTTCGGCTTGGTTTGCGACGCCAAATACATCAGCAACCGCTTCTGCCGTGCTTGGTTTCAATACTCGGAACAGCGCAGGCACTTATACATGGTATAGCGTTGCCATTAAGTCTACGGACAAAAATGCTTGGGGTATGGTGGAAGGTTATTTCACTGTGCCAAATGGCATGGTTGATATTCGACCTTGGCTTCAAGTAAGTATAGCTGCGTCAGAAGCAGCGGGTCAGCAATGGCATGTTACGAACATTCAAGTACGTAACATTACAGGTAATAAGAAATTAGCAACCGACTTGCAAGCAACCTCGTCTGCATTAAGTACGCTTGATTCCAAAGTTACAAACATTGACGGCCGTGTAACTTCCGCATCTAACAATATTGTTTCGCTCAACAATAGCGTCACAAACATCAATGCCACCCTTGCTCAAAAGGCAGATGCGACAGCGTTAAATTCGCTCTCTAACCGCGTAACAAATGCAGAAGGAAATATCACAAGCCAAGGTAACTCAATTACCTCATTGACTAACTCATTAGCAGTTAGCGGAAAAGGTGGAACTAACCTTCTCATTAAATCAAATGTAGTTGGCTTGTATGATGGCGTCTCATACCCACACCACACTTACAAACTAGGTGAAGATTGGGAAATTGGAGCTAAATACACCTTGATCTGGTGCGCTGAACATAAACGAGGGACTGGTGATAACAACTCTTACCTAGCGGTTTACGCGGGTGGTGGTAGCCAGACTTTGCAATCTATTGTTAATACAGACGGTAAGGTTATCAGCAAGGTTACCTTTGTTAAAAACAGCGCAGTTGCCTCTGGTCCAATTATCCACTTCTACATGATCAACCGTCCGACCGCAGATAAGGGCACTATCGGTACTGTTTATTGGGCAGTTTTAGTCAAAGGCGATGTACTCACGACTGACGCTTGGATTCCAAGCCCATATGATTACATTCCTGATAGCAATGCAAATGCCTCTGCTATCGCAAATCTTGCTAATACAGTAAGTCAGCAAGGCAATACTATTACATCAAATAGCAGCAGCATTACCTCGCTCACTAATCAAATCGGTAATACGAAGTCATATTCGCTGGTGACTTTCCGTAACGGCTCTGCCGTTGGCATGCCAAAGGCGGCTGGCGTCTACACTGGAAACAATACGCGATTATATGGATTTGGGCGCGGTTTAAATCTCATTGTGTTTAAAAATGGGGACGTTGAAAGCTGTACGCAATATGACACCTATGGCGACATCGTATCTGGATGTAACGCCATCTATGCCGCTATCAAGGCGCTTGCATCGGGCACTTATTTTGCAATCGTGGGTACAGACAACATTGGCTCAGTTGGAAATTCAAACCCAAATACTGATTTACGTGCGCTTTTACTTGCTTGTGGTGCTGGCGACACATATTTCAGATCTTGGAACTGGAATGCTCTTCCTATTTTTGTAGGACGCAAAGACCTAGATGCAGGCAATGGTATTCTCGGTATGTTTGATTCGACTGTTCCTAATCAGTGGATTGAATACCCGCTTAGTTTTGTGAATGGTGTACCTGTAGGTTTAGGTGACTCCCGAACTTTAACCACTCAACTGGATGCAAATGCTTCTGCCATTTCGTCATTGTCGAACACAGTGACTCAACAAGGTAAGGATATTGCTTCACATAGCAGTAGTATTACCTCGCTAAACAATAGCATCACCAATATTAACGGCACGTTAGCAACAAAAGCAGATAGTTCGGCTCTAACAAACCTCGCCAACCGCGTAACTACAACCGAAGGTGCAATTACCTCTCAAGGCTCAAGTATTACTTCGCTGAATGCATCTGTGAATGGCTTATTAAAGGATGTTGCAGTATCCGATACTCGATCTACTAATCAGCCTCCATCGTGGTATTGGTCAAACTATCCATTGCGTATCGTTCGTGAGTTCAAGCAAGCCTCTGTGCTAGGTTTGACTGGCATGGGTACATATGTCTCCCTTGAAACATACGTTTATTGGACTGACGCATCTGGTGGTCCGATCATCCAGATTGCACGAGGTACAGATTCAAAACTTACGGCTGAACGTCGCAGCACCAGTACATCAACTTGGGGCTCATGGACTCAGGACATCAAAACCTTGACGGATGGTCTGGCTAATAAAGCTGAGGCCTCAGCGCTATCTTCACTTGATGCCAAGGTATCAACGATTGATGGAAAAGTCTCAACTCAGGCGACAAGTATTACCAATCTGCAAACAACTGTGGGTGGACATACGGCGTCAATTCAATCGCAGCAACAATCAATTGATGGATTGAAATCAAGAGCAACTTTGAAGTTGCAATCCGGCAATTTAATTGGCGGTGTTGGGATTGAGAACGATAGCAAAACCGTTGATTTCATTATTCAGGCTAACAAGTTCGCCATCGCTCCACCATCTAATGCCGCAGCGGGTTCTGTAGCGCCTAAATACGCATTTGTTTATCAACCGACAGCCACAACGTTGCCAAATGGAACAGTCGTACCTGCCGGACTGTATTTGGACAATGCGTCAATCGGCTATATCAACGCGGAAAAAATCAATGCTTCAAGTTTAAGCGCACTCAGCGCAAATCTTGGAACTTTAACCACACTTAAGGATCCAACGAAGCCTAATGGAGCGCGAATGGTTATGACAGGTAGTTTGACTACCGTTTATGACGATAACAACGTGGCACGTATTAGATTAGGGATTTGGTAAATGGCAAACGCTAGACTTGAAATAAGGTATCCAGATAACTCAATCGCTTATGATTCGTCAACGGATCATGTAATTACTTTTGTCACTACTGTAACGATTCAACAAAGTTCTTACAGCAAGCAAAACATTGCAGGAATTAATGATGGACCTAGGTGGGCTGTTCCAACTGACGCCATCTACACCAATGGTAGATACATAATCTTTAATGTAGAAATCACCTTTGGAAAAACTACTGGTGGAGCACCTGTAATTTATGCAAAGCATGATTGGGGCCTACCTCCCGAAACAAACACATTTAAAATATTTCATCACTAGGAGCTACGCAGTTATGCCCATAGGTATTGAAATTAAAGACGATACTGGTGAAGTTGTTCTCAACAGTGAAAGCAAAGTCTTAGTAAAAGCTGGTGAAATCGTATGGACTGCACAAGATATGACCAGTTCTAATTGGGCAACAGGTGCTCGTAACCCTGTTACTGGAAAATACGAAACGCTGTTCGTAGCGCCATATAAACTAGCAAGGGATGATCAAATAAACTGGTGGCATGCTGACGATGCTGTAATTTTTAACCCGCAAACATTCACAGGTAGAGATTCTCAATACCAACCAGGTTTATATCAAGGCATTCATCAGGGACGGCAGACTATATACTGCCGTCAGTATACAGAAGCCTTAGCTATAAGCTCATCTTCATCCGCATATTTAGAAGTACGAAATGCTAATAATGAAATTGTATGGGATTTGCAGACCTTCATGAATTCTCCAAGAATTCTTAAAATTGGAACATTTGAAGAAATGGTTGGAATTGATGAATGGAAAGCAAACGTTATACCTAACGGTGTTCCGGGCAAGATGTGGATATGGGTTGATGGTATAAATTTCTTCTGGTTCAACGGCGAAGGGGGTGATTTGTACCCACTTCCTCCTACACAAAATTTCTTACTAGCTTGTTTTAAAGATACAACTCTCTATTTGCAACTGAGATTAAGTGAACCTGCTATCGGTGATACAGATACCAGATCTTGGGTAACAACTATTTATGTAGGTTATATGCCAACTTAAGGAGTCGTTATGTATTTATTAATACTTACTTTGATTTTGAATGGGGCTGAAGTTAATAGCGTAATTGCTGGGGAATTTAAAACAGAAAGTGCCTGTTCCGCTGAAAGGGCTGAAATAGCAGTTGAAATGGCAAGTAATGAAGCGCATATGGAAAAGCTAAAGGGTTATGACAAAGTAATCATTGATTGTGTAAAGCAAGAAGTTAAATTGAACCGACCTGAAATGCCGAAAATTCCATGGAATGGTAAGGGAATTGGTTGACGTCACTAATATGTAAAAAAGGCTTCCAACTGGAAGCCTTTTTAATGTAGTTGAGTGGTTATGCGGCACCACCATTTTCTTCTGTAGTAGTGGTTTCATCTACATAGACCAGTCCGACCGAAGCTAGACCAGGAGTCTTCCGATCGTAAATCAAGGTCAAGTTTTCAACCGGCTTTCCATTTTGACCTTCGAGCAAGTTGACTTGCCCTAAAAGAACGTTCAAAAGGTTAGCTTCATCTTTCGTGATCTGCTTTAATGCCATAGTAAACATCCTAAAAATTGAACAACGATAATTTTTACACACCCATAAATTATTAGTAAGTGCTTATTTATAAAATATAGTAAAAATGTTATATTTTCTCAACTAATCTAAGGCGAGAAAATCATGACCGAACCAGTATCAACTACTATCGGTGGATTCGCTGCTTGGAAGGCATTTGGCATGACTATCGTAGTCGCAATCTGTGTGATGGCAGTTGCGGCTGTAGTGCTCATGATGCGGATGCCGAGATCTCCGAGAGAGTGGGGAGTTGGCTTGATTACCACAGTAATTTCAAGCTTGGCTGGCGGCTCTTTCATCATCATCAAATTTAACCTTCACGCTTGGGCAACAGACGTATGGGGAATGATCGCTCTTGGCGGTTTCTTCTTCACATGTGGCTTGCCGGGGTGGGCTATTGTCCGTTGGATTTTCAACTATATCGAAAAGAAGGAGGATTCCGACATTTTCGAAGTTGCAACTGATATTAAAAACGACCTGAAGGAGTTTAAAGATTAATGAGTAGCATGGTATCCGCACTTGCATCAGTGCAAATGGCCCAGATTGCGCAAACTTATTCTTGGCTTCGGGCGATGTCAGGAGGCAGATTAACTCAGGAACAAGTAACTGCTGGTGACGAGATTATCGAGAAGGCGGGATTAGAAACTTTCGCCAAACTCATCGGTTATAAACTTGAAACCAGTGTTACTGGACAATGGGATATTTCAGAAAACGGATATGAGCTTATTCGAGGTTTTGAAGGTTTTCGTGATAAGGCGTATCTGGATACTGGTAGCGTCCCGACTATTGGCTTCGGCACAATCAAATATCCAAACGGCCAACCTGTAAAAATGGGTGATACTTGTACTCGTGTTCAAGCAGAAGAATGGCTTAAAAACGATTGTAAGTGGGTTGATGCTTGTCTTGATAAGTATGTGAAGGTCAAGGTAACTCAAAATCAATTTGATGCGCTTGCTTCGTTTGTTTACAACGTAGGTGAAACTGCATTTGTCAAAAGTACAATGTTGGCTGTCCTTAACCAAGGAAACTATATTGCTGCTGCAAATCAGTTTGATCGTTGGATTTTTGACAATGGCAAACGTATTAATGGATTAGTTAACCGCCGTGCTGCTGAAAAGAAATTATTCTTATCATGAAGCATTTCGGTACATTAATGCTGTGCATCCTGTTTTCAGGATGTACAGCTTCAACAATTCAAAACAATATCCATGTCACTGTCTGTTTACAGTGTGCACCTATGATGAGCCGATAGAACAATGATTTCATTTCTTTGGCATCTGGTAGGGGGAATAATGTTTTTAACAACATGCATTATCCTTATGTACTCTTATCTTCAAAACAAATCTTAATTTGAATTTAAAACTAAACCCAATTTTACTTCTTCCTGTGAACTCTTTTTTTTCAAAAACGCTCTATGCTTTGAATTACAAGAGTTCTAATAATAACGGTACAAAAATTCCGTTGTGGATAACTTAAAACCTATTTGAATTTAAAATCTTTTCTTTTTTTCTTTTAGAAGCTCTGAAACGATTGCTATCAAATACTTTCAAAGCCTATTAAGGTACAAAAACTCCGTTTGAGCGGTACAAATACTCCGTTTTAACGGTACAAAAAGTTTTAATTACGGTACAAATATTCCTTTTTAACGGTACAAAAATTCTGTCTTGTATTTTCAATAGTTTAAAAGGTACAAAAACTCCGTTAAATCGCCTTTAACGGTACATTTTCTCCGTTAGAAGTCCTATAAAGGTACAAAAACTCCGAATAAGTACCTTTTAAAGCCATTTTTCCATTAACTTAAAGAATACATAAAAGGATTTCGGTACATTTTCTCCGTTTACACCCCTATAAAGGTACATTTTCTCCGCTAAACTAATAGCCAAAATCATCATAACGGTACAAAAACTCCGATAGGGGAGTGATAACGGTACATTTTTTCCGTTCAAAACAGGCGATAACGGTACAAAAATTCCGAAGGAATGCCTATAACGGTACAAAAACTCCGGTAATGTCATTACATTGTCATGTTTTGGTCAAAATCCTTAAATATAAATCCGCTCAATTCTGACTGATTAACTAGATTTACAAACATTATCTAATCATGTACCTTTTACGAAAACCAATAAAACCTTTCTGAAACGGAATATATGGCAGAACTTATTAGGAATTCAGATGTTTATAAAGCGAATGCATTGATTAATGCAAGCTACGCTTTGGACACTGCTGAGCAAAGAATAATTCTACTCGCCATTTTAGTTTCCAGAAATAAGAATGCAGATCTGACTGCCGAAACGATTATCGAGATTCCTGCTTCCTTATATGCCCAAAAATTTAATACAACAGTGAGCGCGGCATATAAAACACTGAAGGAAGCCGAAGATACCTTATTTGAAAGACGTTTTTCTTACACCACAATGCGAAATGGCAAGATTGAGGTGGTTCGGTCACGCTGGGTATCACGAGTTTCATACGTTAAGGATGATGCATTATTAACGATCACCCTAGCTCCTGATGTGATTCCTCTAGTAACCAAGCTAGAAGGAACCTTTACCAAATATGCCATCGACAATTTACGCGATGTGACCAGTAAATATGGCATCCGTCTGTATGAGTTGGTCGCTAGTTGGAAAAATTCGGATATACGAAAAACTCCTGTTTATGACTTTGAGGACTTCCGTGCCAAGATGGGCCTTCTTCCTCATGAGTATAGAGACAAGAAAAATCCCGAAAGTACGGATATGACCAACTTCAATAAACGTGTATTGAAGCCGGCAATTGATCAGATTAATAGTTTTACTGACCTGTTTATTACTGAAAAGAAAATCAAGACAGGACGTAATATCACGGGCATTTATTTTGAAGTAAGTTTAAAAACCGATAACTTCATTGAAGGCGAAGCGAAAGAAATCCATGACAGCAAGCCTTCTTCCGATTCAGCTAAAAAGACAGGCGCTCCTTTAGAAAACATTAGACTTCCAAAAGTATCGACCCAAGAGTTTTTGGGTAGTGATCTCAGCGAAGAGGACCTTAACAAAGAGAACCCATTAAAAGAATTTATCGTTGAATCTGGCGTTTATAAGTCTGCTATTGAAAAGCCAGTAGAAGAAAAGGATGAATTTGAATTAAATGGCATAAAACGACTGTATGAGGCACTATTAAAGCTGGATGAAGGCGTAACCAAGGAATACGTCCGCGAATATGCCCAGATTAAAGGCGTAACTCTACAACACGCATTAATTGAACTTTATAACTCTAAAAGACCGGCTTAAACATTCCGGCACTTGGGTCTTTTCCGAAAACTTGGGTTTTTGAAGTGCTAACGAATAATTAAATAATACTTTCTATAATATTTAAGTTTTTATATTAATTATTCGGAAACGATCGGATGTCCCAAGTTGAAAAACAAATACCCAAGTATTTAGATTGGGCGGGTCACTTTTATGGCAATGACCTTGATTTAGAACATTACGAAATTCTCACCATTCAGTACATTCCTAAGAAAGAGCGGAAGCTAGAAACGCAGTTAATGACAACCAAGTGGTTTGACTATAGGCTGATGCATCCCATGCAAGCCACTTATTACTTCTTTCGGCTTTTCAAAAATGAATATCAGAACTTTTATAGAAAAGCTATTGATCATAAGGCGGCCGAATTCGTTAAACCCATTAAGGAGCGAGATTTCTTACTCAGTCGTGAGGCCTTGTCATTTTGGCGACTCAGACAGGCAGTTGATGCTTTGGGAATGCGTTATGACTTCTATTTAAAAACCGCATTTGATAAATGCTTTAAGGTGATTGCGAATGGTAGACCTTTGCCACCTAGACCTGCTCAACTAAAAAAAGAAGAACTGTTAATTGAAGTCTTCCATGAGTGGGAGTCTTATTGTGAAGCTTCGCTCCAGATCGCTAAAAGTCCATATTTTACCGCTACACTTTTTCATAACAGTCCAATGCAAGTTGATTATGAAGATTTTATTGTTAAGCAGGTGCGGATGCGTCAAGTGCAGCATTACGCATTAGGGACATGCATTTATCGCTATGATGCGCTTCGCATTGAAAAAGCTTTAGAGTCTTTTGACATTTCAATCATCAACCAAGCTATTAAATCCAGTGTTTAATGCTTTTTTCTCTTAAAATATTAATAAGCGCTTACTATAATTTGATAATATCGTTTTTATAGTAATTACTAATGTTTCGAGGTTTTAATGAGCGAATGGCAGAAAGAACTTGCGATACAAAACAAGTTCGGCAATAGCGCTCCAATTTCAAAGGAGTCTATTTACTTAAATACGGAAGAAAAGCAAAAACTTCAATTTCAGCCGCGTAAAACGTATGGGCGTAGGCTGCCAGCGAACGAATGCGAAATTGAAGAAATGGGCTACATGAAGTTTGTTCGTAAGCTGCAAGAGCAAGAACAGGAAATTGTAGTCATTAAAACAGACGGCGAAGTTGTACGTGGATACATCCGTGCTGCGGATGCAGAAACGATCTCGCTTCGTTGTTATTTGAATGGTGATAAAAACGGTCGTTATCGTGCGCGTGTTCTTTTCAAACACCAAATTTCCGAGTTCTCACCAACTAAGGGGATTGAAGACCTAGTTGATGAGCTAGAGAGAAAGTCGAAATCTAAATCTTAAACGTAAGCCATCTAATTTCTATAAGGATTATCTTATATGTCTACTGCTGTGGCCGAAATTCATGAAGAAGAGGTCGTTGATAAAGAACTCGAAGGCTTCACCGAAGAAAAGTTTGATTACGACGATGAGTTTCAATCAAAAATTGCGGCTTTAACTTTACGTGATGATGAGTTTCTTAGAAGAGCCGCCCATATTCTGAAGCCAGAATTTTTCGAAAATCAGGGTGAAGCATGTCTGGTCGATATTGCGCTCCAACACTTCAATAAATATGGATGTTCTCCTGATCCTGCTTCTGTTGTCCAAATTATCAAGGATAAAGCTGCTTCTAAAGTTTATAAGCGAGAAACCTTAGCGGCAATTGTGGAAGCTAGAAAGAAATTAATTGGCATCTATGTCACTGACAAGGCTTTCGTTGAAGAAAAGGTTGTTGAGTTCGCGCGAAAACAGGCGGTATCCAATGCGATTGTTAATTCTGTTCCTGATCTTGAGGCGGGGAATTACGCCAAGATTGAAGCGCGTATCAAGGAAGCTATTGCGGTCGGATTGAATGAAGAGGGTGTTGGTTATGACTTCTTCGCTCAGGCGTTGAATCGTAAGCTGGCACGTATCGAGAAGCTGACAGGCAAAGTACCTCCGACAGGCATTACTACTGGCTGTAAAGAACTTGATGATCTGCTGTATCACAGAGGTTGGGGACGCAAGGAGCTGTCTCTATTAATGGGCGGTGCAAAAGCAGGTAAGACGCAAGCGCTTATTCACTTTGGCCGTATCGCAAGCTTTGCTAAATACAACGTTCTATATGTAACGCTAGAAGTTGGTAAAGACATTATTGCAGACCGTTTAGATGCCTCTATTTCAAAAGTGATCATGAAAGAATTGGCGTCGAAGGCTGCAAGTGTTGCAACTGCGGTCGAGACGGTAGCCAAGACGGCGGGCAAATTTATTATTCATGAATTTGGTTCCGGTACATTTTCTCCTTCACAGCTAAGAGCATTAATTGATAGGTATAAGAATCCTGGGCGGAACCCTGATGGAACGATAAGACCGCCAATCAAGTTTGATATGATCATTGTGGACTATGCAGATTTGATGCGTCCAGATATTCGTACAAATGACCCAAAAGAGAACTCAAGAGCTATCTATGTTGATTTACGCGCGATTGCTTTTGAAGAGAACGTGGCGTTACTGACAGCTACTCAGACCAACCGTGAGGGCTTTAAGTCAACGGTAGCCAAGGCAGAGCACGTAGCTGAGGACTTTAACAAAATCAGGACCGCTGACGTTGCAATCTCCATCAACATTACAGAGGAAGAGAGAGCGAAAGGTCAGGCTCGATTGTACTTTGCAGCTTCTCGAAACCAAGAGATGGGGGTTACTGTGGTGATTAAGCAGAATGTGTCCATGATGAGGTTCTTGGAAGGAGTGATTAGCGTCGAATAAATTTAACCCATTATTGTAGTAAGCGCTTATTTATAACTTTGTGCTAGTATAAATAAGCGCTAATTTTATCTAATGCGATTTTGCAATATGAGAGATCAAGAAAGTTTAGCGGAGATATTAGACCGCATTGATATGGAGTATTGGCTTAACCGCGAAGGGTTTGAATACAAAGTAACTCGCGGAAAAAACGGAATCCAGTTGAATGTTAAGGAATGTCCGGTATGTGGTAACTCAAGTTGGAAAGTCTATCTGAATCAGGATACGGGTTTGGGAAACTGCTTTCATGGTGATTGCGAAACCAAATTCTCGAAATGGAAGTTTATTAAGGCTGGCATAGGCGGTAATAGCCTAAGCAATAAAGAGATAGTCGAGCATGTTAAAGCAATTGCTCAGGAGCAGGGCTGGCAGCCAAAGCGCAAAAGTGAACCCACACAAACCAAAATTGGCGATCTAAAGCTTCCAAAAGCCTATGACTTGCCGATCATGGGTCAGAACCTAAAGTACCTTAAAGAGCGAAATATAACGCTCGATACGTGTCGTGAATTTGGACTGAAATTCTGTCAAAAGGGTTGGTTTGCATACATAGGCCCAACGGGTGAAAAGCAATACCAAAACTACAGCATGAGAATCATCATTCCTGTCAGGGACCTTGAAGGCAAGCTTGTGTCTTTTCAGGGTCGAGACATTACAGGAAAGGCTGAAAAGAAGTATCTATTTCCTCCTGGTTTCGCGTCTACGGGCACTTACCTATATAACGGCCATAATGCCCTAGGTTACGTTGAAATCGTCATGGGAGAGGGTGCTTTTGACGCTATGGCGATATATCAAGCCTTCAAGGAAGACGAGTTCCTTTGCAATGTTGGAGTTGTCGCGTCATTTGGTAAGCATCTTTCGGTAGGTGGTGATGAATCTCAAATGGCTGAACTACTAAAGCTTAAAGATGAGGGATTAGAGTGCGTGACGATTATGTGGGATGGAGAGCCTGCCGCAATTCTGTCTGCGATCGATGCATGTTTAAAGATAAATAGCTTTGGCATAAAGGCAAGGTTGGCCACGTTGCCTGCTGGATGTGACCCCAATGAAGTCGACCCTGAAATCGTTCGCACAGCGTATCGAAAAGCGATACCAATTACGCCAATTAGCGCAGTAAGTTTACGCATTAAGTATATGGGTAAAGTCTGAATCGTATTTGATTCCAAATCATTGTTTTTAAAATATTGTTGAAGTTTTCAAGGTGCTTTTACTATGAGTTTAAAAATTGTGGTCAGAAGTGCCTACTCATTGCATACGAGTGGGACAAAATATTATTCGATGTTCTTGTTATCTGTACAGGACGGAGCTAAACGCAACACGCAATTATTCAAAATTTATGGCTCAGCGGTAAATCAAACCGCTCAAGTCAAACACCATCAAGAAGGTAATGGTGCAACTCTTGATACCGAATTTAATAAAACACTAAAAGCGAAAGGTAAAGCAGGTGAATATAGCGATTTACGTGAAAACGAAATCCTGCACGAATTTGATAATTTCCATGATTTTATTACTTACTTGACTCTCGACTCTCCGATTAATGCCATTAGAGCGCCTTTCGCATCAGCGATTACCGAAAAGGGTTTTGAACAATATTTAGAAACCTTGTCCCAAACGTTCGGGATTCCAGTTGATGAAATGTACAAATTTACATTCAGCTATGAATCAGAGGAAGAACGGCAACGAAAACAAGAAGAGGAAGAGCGTAAGGCAGCTCAGCTCATGGCACAACGACAAGAATTTTATGGTGAAGTTTTGGGGTCATGGTAATGAACAGAGTAATTATTGGGGTTCCACATTGTCGGTTTATGGTGACAAAAACCACAACGAATGAAAAGGTTTTGGAGCTGACAGAATATTTTGCTGTCCACAAGCATACTCAAGATGAAGTATTAGGCTTGGCGATCAAGGCTGTTGATTACCATGATAACAAGGGCGGTTATCACCGAACGGTCGAAATTCTTGAAAAATACGAAGGACTTTCTTACTCAACAGTAGCAGAAAAGGTAAAGAATTTAAGTAAGGCTGCTGTACGTAATCTAGTTGATGAATTGTCTACCAATTCGGATTCGATTAATCCAATTGAATATGCTCAATCAATTTTCGGTCGCGAAGCATCCAATATTTTTGACAAAGGGCGAGAAGCTGAGATCAAGTCAATTTTTCAAAATTATTTTGGACCTATCAGAAGCGAACTGAGCGAATTAATTCTTGATACAGATGAGTATGCTGCCTATAAAGGAGTACAAGGATCATGGTAACTAAAACTCTTCCTGAACTCGATTTGGAATTATCCAGAAGCGGAACAAATGCCTATTACTGCGATTTTTGCCCTCATACTGGCAACCGTCCTAATTATGCCGCATGCCTAAAGCGCATCCATAATGTTCAGGAGGGAAATGAACGCGAGGTGGATGCAGTTTGTGTAGTCGCTATCCATAGACATCACTGTGAAGCTGCCGAAATGCGTGAACGTGAAATTGAGGCAGGTAAGGCTCTCTATTACATTGATCGTTCAGAAATGCGAAAACAAGTTGGGAAGCGGCTGGCTAAACAAGGAATTTCTATTTCTTCTAAATTTTATTATAAGTTAGAACTTACTAATATTAATGGTGAAAAACCAGAAAAAGAAATTCCAGTTAATTCAAAGGGTAATTATTCATTAAGTGATGCAATCAATACTAAACTAAAGAAAAATAGTTTGAATACCAAAGATGTTCATGTAGAATCGCAACAAGAAAATAAAGTAAGCGCTAACTTATATAATGAGAGTGAGAGCTTAACTGTACCAAGTATCGAGAGCGGATTATCGCTTTTAGAAATTGCTAACCGTTTCAAAGCAAACACACAGGAAAAATTATGAGCAACGCAGAAGATTTATTAGAGACTTTAATCAAGGCATTAAAAGACTCAAATGTAGATGCTGAGGAATTGCGCTTCATGACCTTACTTCCTGATCACATGCGCAAGATTCAGGATTTAACCGAAGAGTTTGTAAAAGCTCACGTTCAAGGTCCACATCACCTAGAAATTTACATGAGAGCCATTATCGGCGTAGTAGCGCATGTTCAAGCAGCATTAGTTGTGAATTCCGGCACTGAGTCAATTCAGGAATTTGCACAATTAGTGGCTCATAAATCAGAAGATGAATATTTGCTTGAACTAGGTCACATGCTTCGTGACTTTACTGATAGTTGGCTAACAATCTTTTTACAAGGTGCAAGAGAACATTTCGGCGAAGAAGTATTTAAGGCTTATCAAAACCAAGTTAAAGACACAATTAGAAATGCTAAAAGCGAAATGCTGAAATCAAAAGAAGGCGATTCGCCATTTAAAGATTCATTTATTCCTTCATTTGCAAAGCAGTAATAAGGTGTAGCAATGAATAGCGATCAGTTACTAGAGGCTTTAAACCAAATTGCATCTGAAAGCTCAAAAAATGAAAAACTAGCTTTACTCATGGATTTTGAAGCAGAAAAGGGGTTGTTCAGAGAAGTTCTGCGTTTGGCATATGACCCGTTTATTGTCTTTGGAATTTTGCCAAAAGCAGAAGATGCAGGAACAGGGGAGTTAATGTTTGATGAGGTTGATACCCTTGAGTTCCTATCCAAGCTTAATAACCGTGAACTAACAGGCAATGCAGCGCGTGAAGCGCTGCGTAGCCAACTGGCTCAATTATCAGAGAAGTCAGGCGAGCTTTTAATTCGAATTTTAAGAAAAGATTTACGTGCAGGTTTTAGTGATGCAACGATCAACAAAGTCGTGCCTGATTTGATTCCTGTATTTCCATACCAACGCTGTTCATTGCCTAGTGAAGTAAAGCTGAAGGCATGGCCGTGGAAAGATGGCATTTATTTGCAAGAAAAAGCTGATGGCATGTTTGCCAACGGGACCAATTTAGAAGAGAAGTTCTTCTTGTCCTCACGCCAGGGCACGCCGTTACCTATGGAGCATTTTTCCGACCTTACTGCGGAAATGAATATGCTGATCAAAGATGTCCAATATCATGGCGAACTACTTGTCGAGCGTGATGGTGTAGTTCTGCCGCGCAAGGTAGGAAATGGCATCTTGAATTCGGTCACAAAGGGTGGCTCATTTGCTGAAAATGAAAAACCGATCTATATGATTTGGGACTTCATTCCTCTTAGCTCTGTTAAGTCAAAGGGAAAATTTGAAGCAGCATATAAAAGACGTATTGCACTGATTAAATCGATGCTGGCCAAGTTTAAACCTAAGTATGTGCGGCTGATTGATACGCATGTTGTCCACTCATTGAGCGAGACTTACGATCACTTCTTTAATGTACTTATGCAGGGCAAAGAGGGGCTGGTAATCAAGCATCCAGAAGGTCACTGGAGAGACGGTACAAGTAAACACCAAGTTAAATTAAAACTTGATGCGGATTGTGAACTGGAGGTCGTGAGCATTAATCCGGGTAAGGTGGGTTCAAAGAACCAAGGGCGAGCTGGAGCTTTGCATTGTAAATCTGCATGTGGTCAAGTCATTGTGGATGTCGCCATTAAGAACGAAAAAATGCGCGACGAGGTGGATGCAAACCCTAGTGACTGGATTGGTCGAATTATCACTGTGCGTTCAAATGCCATTATGCGCCCATCCAACAGTAACCAGAATTACTCGTTGTATTTGCCACGTATGGTTGAGGACTGCTATCGAATCGATAAAACGGAAGCTGATGATTTAAAACGTATTGAAGAGCAATTCAAAAACGCTATCGAAGCTGCCAAGAAGCTGGCAGAATGTGAAGCGGTGGTGATTGACAATACAGCGACAGCATAAATATGGAGTATATATTGATGTTATCAAAAGCTAAAAAACTACATCGTCAAAAAGCCTTACGTCCTTCTACTGAACAATGGGAAATTATCGCAACTATTGGTTTTGCCATTATTCTTACAGTTATCGGGTATTTTTGCATTGGTGGGGCTAAAGCCAATGCAGCCGTTGCAGCAAGAGCATCTGTATCCACTGCGCGTCCTTCGACCTCTTTTTCGCGCTCATACAGCGGCTCTACCACACGCGCATCGACTACAACGAGTTTTCGTGCGAATCCAGTTCGCACTGTGACAAAACCAAGTACGATTCGCTCTGTGAAGCCTGTGACAACGCCTGCGAAGCCAGTGGCCGTTTCTTCACCTAGACAGAAGAATCCAAGAAAGATTGGCTTTCAATACGATTATTACGAATTCACCGATTGCGTCCCTTACTCAAGTGGCAGCTTTCAAGGTTGGAAGTGTATTGATCGGGATTAATTGGGGCGGTTCTACCGCCTCTTCTTATGAGGTATGACGATGTTTGTATTGTTATCTGGAACAACGTGCAGCGGCAAAACAACCATTGCTGACGCGCTGACCGAGAAATATGGGTTTAATCGTATTGTTACCACAACATCACGGCCGAAACGGGAAGGTGAGGTTGATGGTTTGCACTACCACTTTATTACTCAAACAGAGTTTGATGCACTAAAAAAGGCTGATCAGTTCCTTGAGACAAATAAACATGGTAATTATGAATATGGCGTAACGATTGATAATTTCAAAACCTTGCCAGACGATCGAAATGCCATAATTATTGTCGACCCAAATGGATATAAGAAGATTAAGCGTTATCTGAAAGCAAATGAAATTAAATATCTTGGGGTTTTTGTCGACGCTGATATTAAAAGCCGTCTACAACGTTTAATTGTTCGAGCAGATCAGAAACTTGCGGAACGTTTAGAAGTCATGATTCAGGTCGAATCTCATTGGATAAACGAAATCAACCAGTACGATATGTTGATTCAGAATGATGAAACGATTGAAGATGCCTTAGAGCCGATTTTAGATCATGTGCGCCGTGCAGGACATTTAGATAAAATAGCCTAAGAATTTTGATGAACAATTAAAATTTCCTAAAATAGAATGCTCCGATAATTTCAATAATTTCGGAGTTTTTTTATGCTACTAAAATCTGTTCCTGGTGTTTTGCCTGCACTTAAAAATAGCGATTTGGCAACTACGAAATTATGGACCACTCACATTGAAAGAATTACAAATTATCAATTAAACGCCGTAATTGCTAAATTCAAGTTTAAAAATGAAGAAAGTCAAATTGATAAGGAAATTGAATACGCGGTTAGTCAGATCAACGACGCTATTTATAACCGCCAAATCAACTCGGTAAAAATTGCTCGATTTAAATTAAAAAAAGATCATTCCATTACGGTGAGCAACCTAATTGCTGGTTTATTGAAGCTGAAGGAAGTTGAAAGAAAGGCTGTGTTGTTCTCATTAGAATCAGGATTAAGCCTTGATGAAGTGACAAACTTGGAAGTTAGACAAGCCAATGTGGCAGCTAGAAACTCAAAACTAGCGAGAGAAATTATTAAAAATTGCCCTGTGAGTATCAAAACAAACTATTTATTTTGGGAATCAAATGAGGAAAAGGAGCATGAAAAGCTCAAAAATTTAGAGCAAGCTGTGTTTGAAGCCTTTGGTTTTGACTTCAAACTGCTTGCCCTAAAATACGAGAATATTATTTATGACGAATGGTTTGAATTTCTTGGTCAGACGTCGTAATTGTCGCCGAGTTTTTTGATTCGACGAGCCGTATATTCTTCTAAAGCTTCATTGAGCATGGTTGTAAAAGTGGTCTTGTTAGAACCCATGCCAATGGAGCTGATAGATTTAAGCCAGTTCAAACGAAGGTACATTTCTTGGCTAATATTGTTGTTAAAAGGACGTTGAATTAATTTCAAGTCTTCAGGAGCAATATTAATGCCCTGACGCCAAGGCGCTTCACGGTCCTTTTTCTCTTTAGGTTTGCTTAATCCTGATAGTTCATCAAGCTTATCAAAGTCTACAGGTTTTTCATTAGCTTCTGGCGTTGCTGTGGCAGTTTGTACTGGAGCACTCTTTGTAAAATCGGATGCATTTGAATTTTCAGCTTGTACTTTTGCAGCTTTGCCTAATGATAATCCACCACGTCCACTCATTTGAACAACTCCTCAGCCAATGCATTTACTTCTTCTGCTGCCTTAGAGGCACCAATATTTAACTCAATAACACCCAGACCCATGCCATAAGCTCTTGAATATGCAATACGGTCGTAATTTACGGAATCGAGAACTTTTGCAAAATCTTCAACTTCTTTAAACGCATTACGCGCATCGTCTAAAGCTGTGATACGTGCATTTGTCGGGACTTGAGTGATATAGATGTAGACATGAAGTGGATCGAGGTCCCTTTCATTTACACGGATATTATTTGCTTCTTCAATTAATTCCAAAATTTCCCCAGTTGATTCTACGTCAGCTTGGTTAGGGCGAGTTGGAATAAGAATGGCATCGGAACAAAGCAGCGCTTCACGGAAGCCAGAAGAGTCATAACCACCGCAATCGAGAATTACGTTAGGTGTTTCACTTTCAATTTTTGGAATGACTTTGTCAATTTCTGGTTGACCAAACAAATGATAAGTTTTGATTGAGCCGGTCTTTTCTAAGAAAGTTTGGGCTTGACGATAAATCCCCCATTTAACCGAATTTTTATTGGCGTCAAGGTCGACAAGAGCTACATCTTGTTTTTCATTATTGGCAATCCATGCAGCCAAATTGGTAGCCGTAGTTGTTTTGCCGACGCCACCTTTTGAATTGGCGATCAATAATTTCATTAAATCCTCAACATAAACGTTGGCGAAAATCGTAGTGTAATAGTAAATGCGCTAGATAACAATGTATAAACTTGTATTCATTGATATGTAGAAATCTATATAGAAATCTATATAGATTATTAATTTAAAAATCAGATTGTATTTAACCAAAACAAAATGTTTATTAGTTCTAATTGCTTACATATAAATTCATAGGCTTAAAATGCAGAATCAAATCAGACAATTAGAAGATGGAACTTTTGAAATAGGTACTTGGATTCAGAATGCAAATGGTGAAGTTGTGTTCTTTGATGCTACGAGTGCGAAAACTTTAGAAGAAGCAAACAAGATTGCTGATGAGTTGGATGATCAGGAATTTAAATTAGCCAAGAGCGAAATTGATATGCTTGGCGGCATTCAAGGTGCAAATAAGGTTCTGGAGCTCATGAATGAAAACGAAGCCGTTGCCGTTGAATTTGATAAAAACCGCTTTGATATTAATGAATTAAAATTCTACAACCAAAAAGATTTTGAGCAGCGAATGGATGACTACCTAGAGAATGGTGAGACTGCAACCTATCTATATGCAGACTTTGAAATCCAAAGCCTGCTGCACAAAACTAGATTTTTGAAATTTTAATTTAACTTTTCAGCAACTTGGCGGAGCAATTCCGGATCCGATGCAAAATATTTTTGCGTGGTCAGGATTGAGCTATGCCCCATCAATTGTTGAATTGAATAAATATCACCGCCCTTTCTTATTAGCCTTGTGGCAAAGGAACGTCGACCGGAATGGCTGGTTGCTTGAATGCCAGCCTTCTTATAACAGTTATTAATCATGGTCACCATGCTATTTGGTGAGAATGGACCGCCCTTCTGCGATAAAAATAAAGGTGCGTCTGGATCCTTTGGTCTTTCTTTTGTTATGTATTCTTCTACCAGTGATCTAGCGATTGGATTGACTAGGAATACCTCTCGGTAGCGGTTGCCTTTAGTAATATTACCGAGCAATCGAATAATATCCTTCAGCTTACCCTTCTTCACATCGTAAACATCGCCGACCTTTAACATTGATAATTCTTTAGCGCGAAGCCCAAGGAAGTGTGAGAAATACAAAACACATTTGTTCCGTAATGCATTTACGCCCGTTTGAGTGGCCAAAGTAATCTCAAGATCATCTTCTGACACATATGGGGCTTTTCCAGTTGTTGTTCTTGCCATAAATCGACCAAATAATTTTTTATTACATTTTTCCAAAAACGGAAAGGATATAAAAACAGTCTACCACATGTCGAAAAATAAAAAATGTAATAAAAGATACATTTTATTATATTTTTTGGGGGTGCAAAAAGGCAGGGCGTCATATCCTGTCGTATACGTACTTTTCTATTAAGAGTGGTATTTCAAAGTTTGATTTAAATTGGTAATCTATACCAATCTTGATTTTGTAACGTTTTCAAGTTTAGGAGGAGCTATGAAAGAAAAATTTAAAAACAGTAATTTAAAGGGTATGAATAGCAAAAAGCCCGAACTTGATCGGGCAGTAAGAATAAAAACAGATTAGTTGACTTTAAGTGTTTCTAGGAAAGCATCAAAAGCTTCTTTCTGTCTAGGGTTAGTGAAAAACTCAAAATTATGGCCAGCATTTGCTTCGCGAATTTGTTTAATTAAATTCGATTCTGCATCAGTAATAAGAGGTTGCTCCATCATGGCTTCCATTTCTTCAAGCAGATGAGGCATGTATTCCTCTAGGCAGCGCATGAAGAGGTCTTTAGCATCGATTTTTAAAGCATCGGCCATAGCGCGCACACGTTCAAGAGGTAATTTGCTTTTACCGCGAACAATGAAGCTAACCATGTTTTGATTGATACCCATGATCTCTGCCAATTGCGACTGATTCAGATCCGATGCATTTAGTTGAGCGTCGAGATATTGGGCGACAGTTAGTTTGCGTTTGGTGTTAGTAGCTGCTGATTTCATAGTAACGTTTTCCTTAGAATATTCTTAATAGATATAAAGTCATAATGTCGGAATGTATCCTCGATACAACATTATAGACTTAAAATATTTGCGGTTTAGGTAAAGTATATCAGTAAGTGCTGATTTACCCAAGTTCAAGAAAAGTACAGATTTGTATAGGATTGGATAACATGACATCGGTCACAATTAACGGAAAAATTTAGTAAGTAAGCATTGATTAATATTTTCTTATTTTTGGGTTAAACTAATGGTCAGACTATAGGTGAGTAGATGCTCATTTTAAGTACAGGCAATTTGTTAGCTGATGCAGACAATCATACTATAATGACAACGTATCGACTGATACCAAGAGGAAGTATAAGCCTCATTCAAGCCAATTATTTGTCAAAAAAGTATGATAGCTAGAGTATAGGAGTAAAAAATGTCGAAAAGTGTTGAAGTTATTACACCTGAAACCGTAGCAGATTTCTTGGCAGAGCAGGGTTCTGAACTGATCTTTGAGGGAAATCAAATTAATGTAATTAAAGGAAAAAATGAGGAATGCGGTGATTTCCTTGTGATTAACAATGCACTTGGCGAAAATTTGTTTATTAAACTTAGCTATATAGTCTTATGAGTCTACCTAAATAATTAAAAATCCCTCACTTGACCCTTCTCTGTGGTTAGTGTCCAAGGTTTGATGCTGACCACGGTCAAAATAAACCCTCTATTAAAACTCAAAATCTCCCCAATTTCACTCTTTATTTTTCAATAAATATTTTTATAATGCTTTTTAATATTAGTAAGCACTTATTAATATACTGTCAAGTCTGTATATAGACCTCCAATAATGATTTTTTCAGATTGAGAATTTTCAATGAATGAGCGCATACATATTTTAAGACAAGCAATTGTCGTCGTTACCCAAGCACTGACTAACTCTGATATTGCAGTAACGCAAGAAGGTATTGAGGCAGGTGTGCATAAGGATCCAAAGACAGGCAAACCTGTGCGAATTAACCTTCCATATCTTCCGGACAATTCACCAGATTCGCTGATTGATGCGGTTCAAGGTTTTCTTGATCAAGAGGTAGCGAAGTATCTTTTTACCGATTTTTCTCTCAAGCTAAAAGGATCTGAAGAGGTAAAGACTTTAACTTCATTGTTAGAAGAAGCGCGTGTAGAACGTTGCATGGCTGAAAAATATCGCGGTTCAAATATCAATATGAAAAATGCGAGCCAATTTTTCATTGATGAATTGATTGACGATAAATACCAAAAACTTGTAAAGGAAAAAGCTTCTGATGAAGAAATTACGCAACATTTAATGTTGCCAATGTTACGTGCGTTAAGTGGTCAGGAAGTCTTTGAACATTACTTAAAAGACAAAATGAAGCATATTAAACCTGTGTGGGACATGCTTACTCCTTTTAAGCCAGAGATTGAAAAATTAAAGTCCACAAAAGACACAATGGATTTGGCTCAGCGTATCTATAAGGTACTGAAAGATGAGCCTGAATTGCCAGAACTCCCTGACAGCGAGCATGATGAAGATAGCGACAGCTTACCAGTGCCAAAATCGCCAGGTAAAAGCGCTGGTGTAGGCAATAGCGAAGATGAGAATGAAGAAGATGATGATGAAGGTGGTTCTCTAGGTGGAGCTGTTGGTGCCGATGAGGGCGAAGATGAAGAAGGCGAAGGCGGTAGTGGTGGAAAAGCTAAACAACGGCCTAATGCAGTTAAGCATTCACTAGAAAGTGACGATAAGAAGAGTGCCCCTCCTCGTAGTGAATTTGTGGCTGCAATTCTGGACTCGTTAAAAGACACCAAAAACAACTACAGTGAGCAACTAAGCAAGAAGATTGCACAACGCACAGCAGCGGACGTTAAAAAATCTAAATACGCAGTATTTACCAATGAAGGTGATGTCATTGAACCGCTTGAAGTTCCTAAACTTCATTACGATGACAAGATGTTTAAACGTCTTGAAGACAAGGTAGCTTCAATGGTTGGTCCTATGCAGAAAGATATGGAGCGGGCAATTCAGGCACGAAGTAAATCTGTATGGGAAAATGGATTAAAACAAGGAAAATTAAACAGTTCATCTTTAGCACGACTGGCTTCAACTGGTGATTGTCGAATTTTTCGTAAGCGCGTTGAATCAAAAACCAAAGACGTTGCTGTGAGCTTGGTCGTCGATATGTCAGGTTCAATGTGCGGTTCTAAAATCCATACTGCCGCTGCTGCGAGTTACGCACTATCAAACGTTCTGGATCGTCTCAAGATTCCTCATGAAGTGATCTGCTTTACTACTCATACAGACTCAGCCACTTACCACAAGCGTTTAAAGCAAATTCGTGAAGCAGAAAAAAAATATGGCGTTAGTTATTCACGCTATGAAAACCTTTATATGCCTGTCATTAAAGGCTACAACGAGCGCATTAATACTGAAACAAAACGTCGATTTGGATGGCTTCCTCACTCAGGTTTAATGGCGAGTAACATTGATGGTGAATGTGTAGAAATTGCTGCACGTCGTCTAATGGGTCGTAAGGAAGCAGGTAAAATTATGATGGTGATATCTGATGGCTCACCTGCGGGTGGAGGTAACAGTCGAGATCTGGAATATCATTTAAAAGAAGTGGTGAAGAAAATCGAGAAGAGCAAGGTAGACGTCATTGGTATTGGAATTGAAGATGATTCTGTTCGTAGATTCTATGACAAACATGTGGTGATTCATGACGTTGAGCAATTACCTAGCCTTGTAATCTCGCGTTTACGCAGTATGTTGTTAGCTTAGAATTTGGGTGGAGATTGCATCATTTGGGTATTATAAAATATTAGTAAGCACTTACTTTATTTTTATGATGCAATCTTATAAACTTTCAATATCAGTTAGTGATACTTTTTCATAAATTATCGAATCCGTTTTTGGAGCTTATAAATGTCTAACGATCCTATTATCTGTGAAATCTGTGGTGGAAAAACTCACGTAATTGCTAAGCATTTAAAAGAAAAACATCCTGAAACTACGTATGAAGAGTACAAGAAACAGTATCCAGATAGCCCTTTATTGTCGCCTTTAGCGCAGAAAAAGATGCAAGAACAGGCTGAACTGAAAAGAGCTAAAGAAGCAGAGTTAGCAAAGGCGCAACAAGAAAAAGCAACAGATACTTCAACATCTAAGGAAGAAACAACAGTGTCTACTAATAACCACAATGTAAAGTTAGCGCTTACTAATATTGAGGCAAAACCAAACGATATTGTGGTGTCTAAACCATTTCATGAAATCTTTGATCTGAAAGGTAAAAGCGCGCTTAGTGGTTCAGGTAAACCGATTCCAATCTCATGCATTGAGAACTCTGCCTTCCCGGAAATGATTCCAGAAATTAATGATACGTATGTATGGAACGTGAACGAGCTGAAGGATGTCATGATTGCATTGGAGCTAAACATCAACCCTTACGTGTGGGGACACAAAGGTGCTGGTAAATCAGAAATGTTTGACCAGATCGCAGCTCGAACTGGCCGTCCTCTTGTTCGTATTCAGCACACTTCAAATACAGAAGAATCTCACATTGTAGGTATGTGGACGGTTAAAAATGGTGAAACCATCTTTGAGCTTGGGCCATTAGCTTTAGCGATGAAGCATGGCTGGATGTATTTGGCTGACGAATATGATTTCGCGCAACCAAACGTTTTATCTGTATATCAAGCTGTACTAGAAGGTAAACCTTTATATATCAAAGAAGCAGATGCAGCTAACCGTGTCATCAAACCACATCCAAACTTCCGTTTTGCTGCAACAGGTAACACGAACGGTTCAGGTGATGAAACTGGTCTTTATCAGGGTACTAACTTACAGAACTCAGCGAACTACGACCGTTTTGGCTCAGTGATCTATAAGAGCTACATGAAGAAAGAAGATGAGTCCTTGATTATCCAGAAACGTGTAGGTTTATGCGCAGAGGATGCTGACAAGTTAGTGGATTATGCAAACTTGGTACGCGAGCAATATGCAAACTCTAAGATCAGCGACACCATCTCACCACGTTCATTAATCAACGCAGCAATGATTGGCTTGCGTCGTAACGATTACAAGCACGGTCTCAAATTGGCGTTTACTAACAAGCTCACTCAAGTCGATCAGCAAGTTGCGGAAGACTTGGCTCAACGAGTGTTCGGTTAATTCGGACACTTTTTGGGGGTGGGCTATGGTAAGAAATCAAGATCAGCTTTTCAGAGATCATGACAAGCTTCTTCGTCATTTGGCACACCGGAATATTAGCCGACTTACCTCAGTCGGCTATTGCATTGACGTTGAAGAGCTGTATGCCATTTTCTGTGAAGTTTTCGTGGTATCGATTCAGACTTGGGATGAAAGCAAAGGCAAATTAACGACTTATTTAACTACTGCTTGCCTCAACATGGTATCGAGATTACTGAAAAAATACCATTTGGGCGATAACAGAACGGAATACGAGTCCGACATTTTGCATCGTATGGGTGATGGTGAAGATGACTGTGATTATGACGTTTTTGTTGATCACCAGAGCCAAAATATTTTAGGCCCATATGAGTTGATGCAGACTCTTACAGAAGAAATGCAGCAGCTTTCACCGTTCGCAAAAATTTTACTCAAATTCACCTTAAATCCGCCTGATTTCATTGAAAGAGAGTTATTGGCACAAGAAGCCAAATATCAGCTTTCCCTCAATACGCCTGAGAAAAATGAATCGCGGGGACCAAGACGTCGCAAATTGAATCTAAGTTTTGTGGCTAATTGCATCATGAAAACAGCCGAAACAAACAAAGAAAAACGATTCATTCGTGACGCTGTGAAAGAAGTTGAAGAAGCCGTAACGCGCGTTGCTGTCTAAATCATTTCAACACTTTAAAAGCGTATATAGCGCAAAAGAGAGCGTTTTAAATGAAATCAAACGAAAACGAAAGAATAGATTTTATTGAAGCAAAGGCTTTTGGTTGTTTTGGTTCAATCTCATGTTTTTCGCGTGATAGCGAATATTGCCAACGATGCCCGGCATTTGAGGCTTGTGAGCAGAAATCATATGAAACGCTTAACGCGATCAAGCAGGTTGTTAATGTAAACGATTTACTCAAACAGCATGAAAAAGCTCGGATGGCGCAAGAAGCTAAACGCAGAGCCTTACGTGAAGAAATGAATGCAGCCAAAAGTCTTTCTTCGGGTGGGATCCAACCAAAGAAACCGACTCTCGTTGAACGAGCAACCAAGGTAGAGAAAGTCTTTTTTGAGCCTACACCGGAACAGCAGGAATTAATCGTGAAGCTGCCTGTAAAAGCTCAATCGTTTGCATTGACCTTAGTTAAGAGCGGTTTAGTGACCGAGATTAAGGAGGGATTGGCCAAAAACGAAAATGCCATGAAAGGAAAAACTCCAGCTTGGCTCAGTCTTGCCGTCGAAAAGCTTCTTTTGGGTGGATATACGCGCAGTGAACTAAAAAAAGCGTTTATGGAAGAACTCAACTGGAAAGAAAACACTGCACAAAGCCATGTGTCGTTAGCTTTTGTTCTTTTGACCTGTTTTGGGATTGCGAAAGAAGAGTCTTCCAAATTGTTAATTTCCAAATGATTTTTAATTTAATAGCTGTAAGAGATTAGTTGTATAGGATTCTCTATGTTAAACCACGCAATGTCAGTACAATCTGACTTTTCGATAGGAAAATCATTATTAACGGTAGACAAAATTGTTGAAGCTGCAAAAGGCTTAGGCTATTCATCGGTCGCAATCGTTGATGACATGTCCTTACATGCATTGGTAGATTTTTCGAACAAAGCCACCAAAGCCAATATCAAGCCGGTGTTTGGTTGTCGTTTGCGTGTATATGACGATTCTAAATATCGTAAGCCCCCTGCCTCATCTGGTATTGCTGAAAAACGCAACTTGATGTTCTGCCCTAAAGTCTACGTAAAAAGCGAAAAAGGCATTAAAGGCTTATTCAAACTTCTTACAGACGCAAACTCTAAAGAGCAATATTACTACCACAGCCGTACTGATCTGGATGCTCTATGCAAATTGGAAGATGTGGTCGTAACAACTGGTGATATGTACGGTCTGTTTAGTCACCCTGATCACGAAAGAATTTTAAAAGTATTAAAAGCGAGATTTGGTGATGATTTATACATTGAATTTAGGGCACTGTTGCAAATAGAGATTTGAGTCGATGAAGTTCCTTTTTAAAAGTGCTTAGAGACCGAAAACCCTGTTGATTAGACACACTTCACCTTGAGGCTGACCATAATAAAATGACGATGCTTGTCCTTTACGTAGTGCACGCATGACTTCAATACCTTTAATTGTGGCATAAGCCGTCTTCATAGATTTGAATCCTAATGTGGCCCTGATGATCCGCTTTAACTTACCATGATCACATTCAATGACATTATTTTTATACTTAATCTGCCTGTGCTCAATATCTACTGGACATTTTCCTTCTCGCTTTAACCGTGATAAAGCATGGCCATAGGTCGCTGCTTTATCTGTATTGATGACCCGTGGAATTTGCCATTTTTTCACCGTATTGAAGATCTTTCCTAAAAAACAATAGGCTGATTTACTGTTCCGTCTAGCGGAAAGGTAAAAGTCAATCGTATGACCACGTTGATCAACTGCACGATACAGGTAAGTCCATCGCCCCTTCACTTTGATATAAGTCTCATCCATATGCCATGAATGTAAATCTGTAGGATTACGCCAATACCAGCGTAAGCGTTTTTCCATTTCTGGAGCATAACGCTGAACCCAACGATAAATTGTGGTGTGGTCAACATTCACACCTCGTTCGGCCAGCATTTCCTGCAGTTCACGATAGCTAATGCCATATTTACAATACCAGCGCACAGCCCAAAGAATGATTTCGCCCTGAAAATGCCGACCATGGAAAGGATTCATATGCTGCACCTTTAGCTAAAACAGTCTTCAGCTTACCATTCGTGGTTATTTGCAACAGTGCCGCTGACGCACACCATCGCCCACCGGGTGGGTCGCTATCTGGAACGGCAAGGCCTGCTGGAACGGGATGTCGAAAACAGCTATCTGGCCTCGGATGCGGTGGATGACGACCCGATGACACCCCTGCTGGGGCACTCGATCACTTACCGTATCGCTGTCGGTTCACAGGCGGGGCGAAAGGTGTTCACTTTGCAAACTCTGCCGACCAGTGGTGATCCGTTCGGTGACGGGATTGGCAAGGTAGCCGGGTCCAGCCTGCACGCCGGCGTGGCGGCCAGGGCCGATGAACGCAAGAAGCTCGAACGGCTGTGCCGGTACATCAGCCGCCCGGCGGTATCCGAGAAGCGGCTGTCGTTAACACGAGGCGGCAACGTGCGCTACCAGCTCAAGACGCCGTACCGGGACGGCACCACGCACGTCATTTTCGAACCATTGGATTTCATTGCAAGGCTGGCCGCCCTGGTACCGAAGCCCAGAGTCAACCTAACCCGCTTCCACGGGGTGTTCGCACCCAACAGTCGGCACCGGGCGTTGGTCACGCCGGCAAAACGGGGCAGGGGCAACAAGGTCAGGGTGGCTGATGAACCGGCAACACCAGCACAACGGCGAGCGTCGATGACATGGGCGCAACGGCTCAAGCGTGTTTTCAATATCGACATCGAGACCTGCAGCGGCTGCGGCGGCGCCATGAAAGTCATCGCCTGCATTGAAGACCCTATAGTGATCAAGCAGATCCTTGATCACCTGAAGCACAAAGCCGAAACCAGCGGGACCAGGGCGTTACCCGAAAGCCGGGCGCCACCGGCTGAGCTGCTCCTGGGTCTGTTTGACTGACGAGCCTGAAGGCCAACGATACCAATCAAAATGCTGCGTTCACAGCGCCGCGGCAGGGATCCGCCGTGCTGGTTGTCGGAAAAGGAGCCGCTAGTGGGAAAGAGGAGGGTAAATTTTCAGCGTTGCTGGCTCCCCGTCAGCCGGATTGGGTTGCATCGCAGGGGTGTCGAAAGAGTCAACTGCGGTCCAAAGCTGTTGGACTTGGGTGAAAAGGGCGTTTATTCTTCCTATACGTTGTCGGCAGCGGGCCAAAAAGGAATACGTCCATGCCCATCGAGGTGAAACCGGCTGTGAGCGCGGGTTCAAGCATATAGCCCGACAGGCGCGTATCCTTGCCGATCACGACACGATGGCGGTGGTCACCGCGACGAAAGACACGGCCAGCCGCCATGCCGACGCGCAAGGCGGTTTCCGCCGTCATCGCGCCTTCGTTGGCTTTGCCACGAATACCGTCTGTGCCGAAATATTTGCGCACCATAAGGTCGATTATCCTGTCGTCGGGTCGCCCTCAAAGGGGACATGCCTGCTGAACCGCGAATATAGAGAAATATCCCGAATGTGCAGTTAACGAATTCTTGCGGTTTCTTTCAGCGCCGCCAATACCGCCAGCCCGTCGCGCAAGGGGCGCGGCTCGTGTGTGCGGATGAAGTCAGCTCCACCTGCGGCGGCGGCAAGCTCTGCAGCGAGTGTCGCGGCCCCGACATCCCCCGGACCACGGCCTGTGAGCGCGCGCAGAAAGGATTTGCGCGAAACAGACAGAAGCACCGGCAAATCGAAGCGCAGCCGCAATTCATCGAACCGCGCCAGCACCGAGAGCGAGGTTTCGGGAGCAGCCCCCAGAAAAAACCCCATGCCGGGATCAAGGACAAGGCGGTTGCGTTTGATACCGGCACCCGTCAGCGCCGCGATGCGCGCGTCAAAGAACGCCGCAATGTGATCCATGATGTCGCCAGCGGGTGCCTCGCGCCGATCTGCCTGCCCGTCTTGCACCGAATGCATAACGACGAGTTTGGCAGATGATTTCGCCAATTGCGGATAGAACGCAGCGTCTGGAAAACCGCGAATATCATTGAGATAGGCCACACCACGCGACAAGGCATAGGCTTGCGTCGCGGGTTGATAACTGTCGAGCGAGACGGGAATGCCATCTGCCTTGAGCGCGTCCAGCACCGGCGCGATACGCGCGATTTCTGTGTCGGACGAAACAGGCGCGGCGTCGGGATTGCTGGATGCCGGACCGAGGTCGATCACATCTGCCCCCTCGGCCATCAGCTTACGCGCCTGCGCAATGGCTGCGTCTGGCGCCAGATACCGGCCTCCATCGGAGAAACTGTCCGAGGTTATGTTGACGATGCCGAAAATGATGAGCGATTTATTCATGGGGGCTTCTATAATAATCTCTGTACACGACAAAAATAGATAACTCATTGAAATAATGTCACAATAATTGTTTTCTAACGACGAATACTATGACACATCTCAATGAGTTATATCTTATCTTAAACAAATCTCTAAAATGGAACAAGTCACATTTAAAGTGCTTTGCGCTCATCATGCTTGTGATTATTTTAAAGCAAACATGTAATCTTTCTTCTGCATCTAAAGCCTTGCCCATCAAGTGTTTACCACAATCATTTTATCGACGTATGCAGCGCTTCTTTGCAGGTCAGTATTTTGATTATCGTCAAATTTCTCAGTTGATTTTCAATATGTTTTCATTCGACCAAGTGCAACTGACTTTAGATAGAACCAATTGGAAATGGGGAAAACGAAATATTAATATCCTGATGCTCGCAATCGTTTATCGTGGAATAGCGATACCTATCCTTTGGACATTGCTTAATAAACGTGGAAATTCAGATACGAAAGAGCGTATTGCTTTGATTCAACGCTTTATAGCCATTTTTGGTAAAGACCGTATTGTGAATGTGTTCGCAGACAGAGAGTTTATCGGTGAGCAGTGGTTTACATGGTTAATTGAACAAGACATCAACTTCTGCATTCGTGTTAAAAAAACTTCATTGTCACCAATCATTTAGGAAAGAATCATAAAATTAGTGATTTATTTCGCCATCTTAAAGTTGGTCAAATTGAATGTCGTAAACGACGGATTTTGGTTGGTCGGGTGAAACTATATATAAGTGCACTACAGTTAGAAAATGGAGAGCTTTTACTCGTCGTTTCTCCTCAGTTTAATGCCAATGCTATTCAGGATTATGCATTACGCTGGGAAATTGAAACCTTATTCAGTTGTCTCAAAGGACGCGGGTTTAATCTTGAAAATACGCGCTTGACAGACCCTAGACGAGTGAAAAAATTGATTGCGGTGTTAGCTATAAGCTTCTGTTGGTGTTACTTAACGGGTGAATGGCAACATAATCAAAAAAAAGCGATAAAAATAAAGAAGCATGTGTCTTTGCACATTAAAGACTTAAACTGATGAATCATAAAATCAATAACTTACATTAGGTATGATTCAGTAAATTTACATTATAGTTCTAAACTCAATGAACTTTGAGTTTAGATAACCAATCCATTTATGACATAATAGTTGTAAATTTACTTATGTTTGAGTTTACCTATTCCAAATATCCAATAAGTAAATAAAACGGTGATTGCAAGTGATATAAAAATGACTATTGGGGATGGTACTTGCATTGGACTCAACCAAAATCCAAATAAAATACATGCAACAAATGCACTGCTACAAAGAAACAACTTAAAAAATACCACAAGTATTGAATCTGATTTTTTCGTAATATTCATTCAAACTTCCTCTTTGAGTTTACAACTATATTGTTAAAGTTTAGAACATTAATGTCATTTTTGAGACTTTAATGGTCAGTCACA